CTTCCGATCTGTTCCTTTTTCGTCGGCTGTTCCAGCACCGCAATTCCAAATAGTGGCATGTGTGCGTACTCCCTTAGCAGCGGGTGCGGTGGCTTTCAAACTGAAGCACGGCGACATACATGCGATGTGCGTCGTACTCCACGAGCCCCTTCTTCACGCAGTCCGCGATGAACTGGACCCCTGCGGTGTTCGGATCATTGGCCACGATGAGCTGCGGGGGCACCAGCACCTTTTCCGGCTCCGTGATTTCGTCTTTCACGTATTTGGCGTGCTGCAAAATCGCTAATTGCATAAGCATGGGTTGACCCTCATTTGGTTACGATCAAATGGAGTCCACCCGCAACAGGAAGCCGGACGAGTACCACGGGAGACGAACAACCCAACTCGCGATCCGGGTTTCGCCGCTTTTCAGGCAGCGCCGCACCCTTATCACTTTCACCGTACAACCTTCCCACGTATTGAGCCTTTCATCCTTACACCTTGCGACTTGAACCTTGACGTTCAATACGCTTTACGGGCGTACCAATGACGGGAGTCGAACCCGCGACAGTCGGCTTACAAGACCGGTGCTCTACCTGACTGAGCTACGTTGGTTTGGCTTATGAAGCTCGTATCGTTGAGCCTCTTACGGTTCGTCTGTTTCAGTTATTTACTCTGCGCGTCGGACACGGAAAAACATTGGAGCGGGGTGGCCGTTACTTCCACGAGTGCAGCCTTTTACTGCCACCATCCCGCATCGAAATCGCCGGAAGGCAATCTTTGCTCTCGTCGTCACCAGCCAGCTCCGACGAACCGGCCTGAAGCCGGAGGTAAGACTAACCCTGTCACGGTGGGTACGCCGTGCCGCATCTGGCTCACTTCGTGATGTGCTTGACGGCCCACATCACCGCTTCTTCCGTCTTCGTCTTGGCAATCGACAGCTCCCGGCTGGTGCCGGCCGCGTCACATGCCCCGACGAAATCGAGCCCCTTGTCTTTGAAATCCTTCATGAGTGCCTTCTCGGCATCGCTCAGCACGCGGTACTCATGGCGCATCACGTTATTCGCCGTGCGCTGATCGCTGGCTGAATCAATCACGCTGCACTCTCCAGTAAATCCGTGGTGGCATTCACCACCTCAAGCGTGGCATCAATGAAGGAGGGCTCCGAGCGATACAGCGCGCGCTTCGCATCGCGCTCGGCCGGATCGTAATAACGCCGGATGCGTACCTGCGTCACGGCGGCGCCGGGCGTCGTCTGCAAATCGCCCTCTTTGAGCGCGCCGTCCTGGAGCTTCGACCACATGAGGTGCTCCAGCGTCGCAAGATCGCGGCGGCGGTGAATCCATGCCGCGATGGGCTTCGTGATCTGTTTGCCGTCCAGCTCGATGGTGACGAGCGTGGCGAGATTGGTGCGCTGGATGGCGAGCCGCAAATCTCCCATGAGCTTCAGGGTGTCGCTGTGCGACTGAATCCAGCCCGCAACGGTTGCGCGCTGATCGGGATACGTCGGATTGTGAATCGTCAGGTCCGCGCAGTACTTGCCGACTTTTTCGCGCAAGTCTTCCGCTTTGACCGCAAGCTCTTTGAGCTGCTTCATCGCCTGGATGAGCTTCATTTGTTTTGACCCTTGGAAAAGACCGGCGCATCAGGTGACGCGCCGGCAGGTAACACCACACACGGGCATTCAACGCTGGCTGATTAAAGTGTGTGGACGTTCAGTCAGTCAATCTTCGCAACACCCTCAGGCAGCGGCCTTGAGCAGGCCCACGCTCTGTTTGATGTACCACGACTCATTGCTGATGAGCTTTGGGCCGAAGATCGGTGGCGCATGGGCGAGCACGTTCCAGTTCGGCACCGTGACATCTTTCGGTTCCGGCTTCCATATCGCCATCGCCTGCGCCTTCGCGATCACCTTCTGAGTGCAGGCGGCGCTCTCCTTGAAGCTCTCCGCAAAAACCTCCGCCATGGACTTCGCAAGGGCCTTCGCATACGTGGCGCCGACGCTGTCATGGGCCTTAGTGGTGGCCATGTCGTAAGTGGAGCACGTGAACTTGGATGCATATATCGGCACCGTGGCTTCCTCTTCACGCTCCTTCTGCAACTGGCTCTCTTCGATCATGTAAGAGGCGCATCGGAACGCCTGAATCACATCGTTGATCGTGCGGTCTTTCATGTCATTGAAAAACACAATGGACTCCATTGGAGCGATCACGCGGTGAAGCAGCTTCTCGCAGCGCTTATGCATCGTCAGGTCCGTCACGAACTTGTCGAGCAGCCCCATGGAACACCATTGACTCGCCTGCGGATGACCGGGATCAAGAGCGTAGCCGTATTCATTACGGGCGAGCGAGCCCCGAATCCAGGCGCCCGGATTCGCAACCAGAAAATCGGCAATCTGCCCGCAGTGTTGCTGCGGAGTCATCGCAATTGTATAAGCCATCTTCGTTACCTCAGTATTTGATTGACCCATCAAATCTGGAAGCCCAGGTGGTGAAGACGGCCGCGCAGATACGCTAGATATGTGCGCCAGTCGGAGTAGAGGGCGGAGCGGCTTTTATGAAGCCGGCTCGCCTTCTGCCCCACTGATCCACCCGTGCAATACCAGACATACATGAGCGCATAGACGGCTTCGTGACTCCGACGAATTGCCCCGTCCAGCGCTAAAACATCGTCCTGCATTGCCTCCTCGCCGCCGGGCAACGGTGCCCCTTCGGCCTGTTTCATCATCCAATAGATAGGGTTGGCGTTTCTTTTTTCCCAGTCGAATGCCTGCTGTGACCAACGCACGCAAAGCGCATCCATTGGTCCGAGGTCGGACGGGAGTCCAGTATAGAGAGCAGTATCTTCGGGCTGGCTCCCCGTGCCTCCGCGTACCAGTACGCATTCAGCTCGGCGATCAGCCAGTTGGCCCACCCACGGCGGTAACGGCATTTGGAATACTCACAGGCTTGAGAACGGCGAATCTTTTCCGTGCGTTTGTAGTACCGCCGGAAAAATCCACGTTCGACGCGCGTGTGAGTGGGAACTGTCATTTGCTTCCCCATAGCCAGAAGCAAATCGACGCGGCGATGCAGAATGCGATGCCCAGCACCAGCCACTTCATGCTGCCGCCCTGAGCGAATGCCCATTCGCCCTGAAGACTGCGAGTGCAAACCCCGGTGGTGTTTCACCGCGAAGGTCTGCCCGCTCGTCACTCGGCGGCATCTTCCAAATGCGTTCCGTCGTGCCTGTCGGAGGTTCCGTGTTGATCGGGGGCGGCATCACGAAGCCACCACCCGTCCACAGGCATGTTTTCTTAGTCCAGAGGTCGCCGTATTGCCACGGCTGAAAAGTGAAATCCGGCCGCCCCATGTGATCGGAGAATTTCCCCACGGGGTTCTCGATCATGAACGGCGCGCCGCTCCATCGCGCGGCCATATAGCAGGCCGAGAACAACTCCAGCGAGTCCCGCAGCATCGCCGTTCCCTTCGTGCGGAAGTCGCGCGCGCCGGATACGGCAACGTGAGTGCAGGGCGGGAAGGCTGCAACAAATGCGATGCGCCCGGCGCAAGCCTCCGGGGGCACCCACGTTCTGACATCGCCCCATTGAAACGCAACGCCGGGCTCCACACGCACCTTGCGGATCGAATGCTGCGTGTCTACGCAAATGCACAGGTATCCCGCGCGAGCCCACGGCTGGGCCATGATGCCGCTGCGATCACACAGGAAGAGGGCAATGTCCTTCATTGCCCGAGATACCGTTTCACGCACGCTTCCTGCTCGGCGCGCGGAGCGTACCGCAAAATATCCCAGCGACGGTACTCGGATAAAACTTCCGCATAGCCAGGATCATCTTCGTCAAGCTCCAGCATCCGGCGGAAGCTGCGCGCGCTTCGCACTTCAATCTCCCAAAGAACGGGATTCGTCTTCCGCAGCTCTTCCCAGCGCCGGATCGAATCGCGCTCGGATTTTTCCTGCGCTGCGTTCGGCGCTGTTGCCGATGACGGCGGCGGCCGGTTACGAAGGGAGGTCGGACGGGGGAACGGCGTGTCTCTCGTCGCGGTGGCGATGATTCGCTTCACGTTCGCGCGAATCTCGTGGATCGAAACGTCTTTCAGCGCATCGAAATACGCGCGCACCATCGCGTCACTCGCCTTGAAGCCTTCACGCAACGCCGCCGATAAATCGTCCATAAGGTCCTGGAACGGTTTGAAGTCGCGTTGCGTATCCATCACGCAGCCTCAGGCGGATCGTCGGGCTCAGGCGTCCAGCGTTCGCTATGCGCGCCATCGGCGGGGATATCCCACTCCTGCGTGAATCCTTTGTCGGGACCGCAGAAAGTGCTTGCGTGCATCACGTAGTCGGTGCCGGTCTTATTCGCAGCGTCGCAGTATTTGCAATAACGCTTCGCGCCCTCGATCAGCTCATTCCATTTGTGGCCTTCGGCCAGGCGGGCTTTCCATGCTTTCTTCGCACGCTCCCATGCAACCCCGCCGGAGCGATGGGGATACTCCAGCTTGAAATTGATCCACTCGTCATCGTTCCACGGCGTTCCACGTGGAGCACGCTGTGCGTTCGCTGAGCGAAGCGAAGCGCTCTTACTCTTATCTCCTTCTGATAGAGATGTAGATGTAGATGTAGGCGTTGCGCTCTCGTCACGCTGTGCGTCATCCCGTGGAACATCCGTGGAACCACGCTCAGCGTGACGCTTAGCGCGACGCACAGCGTTCGCACTGCCTGCCCCACGCACATGCGCATCCCGCAGGGTGATTGCCTTTTTCCGATGCACTTCCAATCGGTTATTGAATAAACCCTTCGCATCGCCGTCGAACTTTTGCCCTACTACGGCCCATCGACTTTCAAACTGATCCGGGGGGGTCCCCATGATCCGCCCGAGCTGTGAAACATCTGGTGGAACATTCTGATTGACCCACTGGAACACGAGCAGCGACATGTAAGCGCCACGCTCAGCGTCGGTCCAGTGCACGGTGGCGGCGATCCAGTCCTTCACCAGCAGCGGCATCATTGGCAAATCTTCTTCGCTCATTGCCTGTATCCCATTTCCAATTCCTGCGCCTGCGCGCTCAGCTCATCGAGCGCGACCTTCCGGCGCATCTGCGGATTGAGCCATTGCTCATAGGTGAGCACGGCGCCGTGCTGCGTGACGTACTCATCGAATTCCCGGTGCAATCGTTCGTGATTCGCACGGATGCGCAGCTTGCGGGCGCGCTTGCCGGAGACGTATTCGCTGGTCATGAATGCAGTCCAAATATGGATCGCTCGATAATTACGTCGAGGTCCGCGAATCCGGACAGGAGGGTTTCCACGTCGTGTTCGGGGATGTCTCTCGCGAGTAACTGTTCTTCCAAGTGCTCCGTTTCGTTGTCAAGGCACCGCTGCATGAGCTGTAGCAGCACGCTCAGTTGTTCATTGGTCATGGCATGCATCAACCTGGATGATTACTTTGCGGCCGACGTAATACGCACGGCGCGTGCGCACGGTGTCGGGGAGCTGAATGTTCAGTACGAGCCATGGACGCCAGTCGGAGTCTGTCGCTGCGCGTCCCTGCAAGCGCAGATGCAGGGCATCGCCGATGGTTTCAACGAGCAACACTTCAGCGGTGATCTTCATTGGCTGCCTCCCGGTCGTAACGGGGCGGCGTTTTATCCGCGCGCAGCTCAAAGCCGCGCCAATACGTGAGGCCCGTGGCGGTGTTGGTGTGAACGTGGTGAATCGCCGCCGCCTTCGGCCAGCGCTGCAACAGATCGAGATCACGACGCGCGAGCGTCATGACTTTGCAGTCGGGGCGGTATTGCTGGAACCAATCGGCGAGCGCAGTCATGCGCTCGACCACCTCAGTGATCGCGCGATAGCCCCGGAAGGTTTGTGATGCCGGCGTGGTCACGCGGCACCTTTCGATACGTTCCCCGCCTGTTTCCAGGCGGGGAACGGGGCGATCCGCGCTCGGGCCTGCCCAATTGCCCACAGTTGCCCAGTTACACCGGCCCAGCCTTTCGGTGGACACAAGGACAACACTTTGCCCGACACCAGCACGAGCCCAGGTGCGAGCGTAGTGCGCGAATGTGTTTGGCGAAGTACATCGCGCTCCCTGCGTGACGGCAAATGCCGTCGGCTATGCGCGACGTGAGGCGAAGGATAGCAGAGGCGATGTAAGATAGAGCGCCACTCAAGTAGGAGATGGCGCGAAATGTGAGGCAGAAGAGGTTTTGGGAAGCAAAAGCCTCCCCTCCGATACAAGTCGGATTTCACAAGACGCCCCACACGCGCGCCGCGCGCTTCAGTGATCCGGGTTTCGACTCTCGCGTTCACGCTCGCGCCGCTCTCGCTCGCGTCGTTCACGCTCTTTCACGATGTCCGTCACTGAAGTCGATCCGCGTTTTATGGAGGGCTTTCTGAGCAGGGTCAGTAATCTCGTCGGCGTAATCTTCAGCTCTCGCGCCATGTGCGCGAAGAGTTCAAGGCTCGGCTGCTCCCGCCCACGTTCAATGTGGCTGATCGTGGTCGCGTGGCATCCGCAGCGTTCGGCAAGTTCTTCCTGCGTAAAGCTCAATCTTTCACGGGCGTCTCTGACGGTCTCCATCGGCCGGACTCTAGTCGGGCTCCGTTCACGAGTGCAAACATTATGTTGCGTCCTGAACGGGAGAATGTCGGCCGTCTTGAGTGGCACCCAAGTTACCTCTATAATCAAAACTCGATTAATGGCTATTACACCGGGCCATTTATGATGAAAACCTCACGTACTCCGCGACTTGATGTCGCGGAACGAAAAAATTTGCGCAAACGGAAAGCCGTGACGCGCAGCTCATCCACTCCACCACCCTCTCAACGATCCCCGGCGGTGGATCAGCGCGACGCCGCTGGTCTGCGCCGCGTGCTTGCTGAAGCTAATATCGGCAGGCGAGGCCAGCGTGAGCGGATCAATTCCGCCACGCTGGCGAACTTCGCGAGGCCCTTGGGGGGCTCCCCGCATCGCCAGCAATGGGACAAATATCTCAACGGAACGCGGGCGATCCCGCTCGCCTGCATGCTGATCGTGTGCGTAATGTTCCCCCGGAACCGGCCACAGGATATTTTCCCGTCGTGGCGATTCCCGAAACTTACTCAACTGCCCCCTGAAAGCCCTTTGACACTGCTGATTCATTGCGTGATGACCGCGATGAATTCACGGCAGATGGCCACATACGAGTGCGCCAGCCTCACCAAGGTGGTGGAGCTATACGTTACGGCGTCGCCGCACCAGCGCGAAAGCATTCTGCGCAGTTCTCGGCAGGCGGTAATGAGCGTGGCGGGGCGTTAGGAAAGAAACGGCGGGGGAGTTCCGGAGGCACGGAAGGCGCAGGCGAGCACGGACGCGCGATGATGGATCATGGGTACGCTCCAGAAGGCCGCTTCCCCGCCTGCATTCAGGACGGCCTTTTCGTCAGTGCTACTGACGCGAAACCTTATTTTATCTCACCCTGACTTACGCGTGATTGCTCACGTGCATTCAACTAGAGCCCGACTCTAATGGTGAAACATAATGTTTGCAAACCATATTGGGCTTGACTAATGTCCGCGCCCCCCCGAGGCGCAACATAATGTTGCGTTTCGCGGATTTTCGGGGAGTGCGCGAATGTCCGAGCCAGCAAATGTTGCCGTTCAGAAGGTTTATGCCGCGATCCATAGCGTCATGTCCGATATGGCGAAGATCGGGGTAGGCAAACTCAAGCGCAACGAATCGCAGAGCTTCATGTACCGGGGCGTGGACGATGTGATGGACGCGCTGGCGCCATCGCTCAACCGCAACAACCTGCTCATCCTGCCAAGCGTGCTTGAGCACCACGTGACCGAACGCGAGACGCGTGCCGGCGGCAAACTCTTCCACGCGCTGCTCAAGCTCACCTACGAATTCATCTGCCCCATCGACGGATCGAGCAAAGTCATCGGCCCCATCTACGGGGAGGCGATGGACACCGGGGACAAGGCCACGAACAAAGCGATGGCCACCGCATACAAGTATCTCGCCGTCCAGACGTTCTGCATTCCGATCACGGGCGATGACCCGGACGCGAACACGCACGAGGTTGTGGCGGCGCAGGACCCCCAGCGGCAATCCCGGGCGGAACATCAGCGAGAGCTGCCCTCTCACGCTGCTTCTGCTCCCCGCTCCCCTGCGCCGCCACGCGCATCCCATGATCCCGAGCGAACGAGCGACGGGAAGCCCGCGCAGATGCGTCCCGGCGGCATCTTCGGCTACGGCAAAAAGAACTATGACGTTCCGTGGAACGTCATGACGACGCGGGACCTGGAATGGTTTCTCAACGCCGAGCGCACGCCACAGGCGACGCGCGAAAAGATCATTGCAGAGATGGCCTGGCGCGACTGGGAAACCTCCCAGCTCGATGCTGGCGAAGCCGCGCACCGCGCGAAGCTCGCGGAACCGCTTGACGATCAGATTCCGTAAAGAGGTGAGTCATGGCGCGCTATATCCGCAAGATCGCAGGCACGAAGTCGGACTATTCATCGCTTCACGGAGGCCATGTTCAGATTGAGGTCGAGGTGATCGACTGGTGGGCTGTCATACGTGATCTGGGTATCACAACCGTAGCGTTCATCATTGCGCTGATGGTCGGATGCCCGCACTACAACGTTTGGCAGCAAGGTCTCGCGGGGCAAGCCGAGCTGCGGCGCGCCGAACAGAATCGGCAGATTGCGATACAGGAGGCGCGCGCGAAGCAGGAATCGGCGACGCTTCTGGCACAGGCCGAGGTGGAACGCGCCAAGGGCGTCGCGTCTGCCAATAAGATCATTGCCGATGGCCTGAAGGGCAATGACGAATATCTGCGTTACCTGTGGATTGACCGGCTGGCATCGAGCCAGCACCGTGAAGTCATCTACATCCCCACGGAAGCCAATCTTCCTATCCTTGAAGCGAATCGCCTCACGCTGCGCAATCCGAAGTTACCGGAGTAATTCACGTGGCCAAAGAACGCAAAGGACTGAAGCTGCGCCGCTGCTCAAAGCAGAAGAACTACTACGCGGCGCAGCCCATGCGCACCGCGACGAACAAGAAGCGCCGCATGCGCAATCACATCCGCTCGCATCCGGCGGACAAGCGCACGGTGAAGACTTACGAGTTCGTGAAGAACTTCGGCAGCGCCGCCGGGCTCGGGCTCAATTCGACAGGTAAGAAGCGCGCGCTTCGCCGCGCGGCAGCCGCATCGGTGCCCGCATGAGCGCCATGGAATTCACCGAAGACATGAATGAGGTCACGGGGCTGCACGGTTATTACGAGCGCTGCTGTCGCGCGGCTGTCGTCGCGGGAGCCTCGTGGTGTCTGGGGCATCCTGGGCCGGCTGATCCTGCGGAAGTTGAGCGCGCCATTCGTGCAGCACCCATCACGACGGACGACGGGCGCAAGGTGACTCTGGACGACGAGCTGACGGGAACGCAGCTCTATACCGCGCTCTGTCATGTCAAATACATCTCCCTCCATGGCTGGAATGTCTATCGCGAGCATATGTCGGAGCCGATGGCGGTATACGAAGATGACGTGACCCAACCGGAGAACGCGAATGAATCAGCCGTATGACATGGGAACAAACACGTTGATGGCGCTGTTGCTGCGCATGGGCGCCATGCTCATTGCGGTGCTGATCCTGAGCATTACGTCCTGCTCAATGCATGCGGACTATCGCGCCGCGCAGGCAATCGAGAAGGGCGCAGACCCGGTTGCCGTCGCATGCGTGTTCCATTCGCAGGGGCAGGCTTCTTGCGCGCTTGCCGCTGCACGGAGAGTCGAATGAAACCCTGGGAAGTGGGCCGAATCTATGCGCTGCATCTGAAGCTGCTGCTCATTTTCGAGCCGCTTGAAGCGATGACCTGGCTCATGCGCCCGCAGAAGATTCTCGGCGACCGACGCCCGTGTGAAGTGCTGGAGACCGGGGGCGGCTATCACGAAGTTGAGGACGCGGTGACGCAACTCACTGACGGGGTGTTCATTTGAAAGCGATGAAAATCATCAGCGGCATTGTGGCCGTGTGCTTAGCGTTGCCCATCGGGCTATGGCTGCAATATCAGGTGCTCAAGCGCGTGGACGCATCTGAGCTGATGTTCTTCCTGTTTTGGGTCCATGTCCCAGTGCTGATCTTCATACAGATCATGACGAAGCTGTTGGAAAAATCCGGAGATTGATGGTGAGCGCCTGGCGCCAGTCGAAGGGACTATGAAGACGGCCGCGCGCCGGGCGCTCACCGGGCATGAGGAATTGATGACCACACTTGAAGCACATCCGGCCGCATTGTTCTTCCCCTTGCTCGGGGAAGAGGAATTCAAGGCGTTCAAGGCGGACATTGCCACGAATGGATTGCATGAGCCGATTTGGCTGTGCGATGAAAAGATTCTGGATGGACGCAATCGCTACCGCGCCTGCCTGGAGCTTGGGATTGTCCCGGCATTCCGTCCGTACACGGGCGCATCTCCTGTCGCGTTCGCGTGGTCGCTTAACGGCGAGCGGCGCCACCTGACAAATGGTCAGCGCTCAGCAATTGGAGTGGAAATGCTCCCGGCACTGCATGAAGAGGCGAAAAAACGCCAGGTGGGCGGGCTGCGGCGCGGAGTGAATCTCCCCGTTCCCGCAAATTTGCGGGAACGGGAGCCCCAGCGGGAGGCGGTGGAAACGGCAGCCGCGATTGTGGGGGCCAGCGCCACCAATATCCGGTACGCGCGCGCAGTCAAGGATCGTGATCCGGGAACGTTTGAGAAAATCAAAACCGGGGAGCTGAACGTGTGGGGCGCTTACCAGCGCGTGAAGGACACTGCGCCGAGCGTGCCGGCGCGATGCCAGCCCAAAGCGGTGCGCGTCGCCGCCATTCGCAAGCTCGCCCAGGATGGCAACCGCTCGGCACAGATTTCCGCTGCCCTTCATATCAGCCAGGAACGCGTCAACGAATTAGCCCGAGAAGCAAACATCAGACTGCCGGATGCGCTCATCGGGCACAAGCCCGCGATAAAAGTACACCGGGTGCTTGAGGAAACTGTGAGCACACTTGAGGGGCTTGCGCTGGGGCTTCGTACCGTCTCCGGGCAGCGGTTCGAGTGCGATTCAAAAGAAGCCAGCGAGTGGCTGCAGTCAATCGATGCCTCGCTGCGGATCATTAACAAGGTTCGTAAATACCTTCGGAGCTGCATGTCATGAGCAACAACAAGCGCAACACCACGCACCACCGTGCGTATCGAACCCAGGAAGTACCCATTGGCAAGATGACGATTTCGCGCCGCGTGCAACGCGATCTGAAGCAGCATCGCGTGAATGAGCTGGTTGCGAACTTTGACCTGGACGACTTCGGTCAGCCGGTCGTGAGCTGGCGCGATGGGGTGTACTACATCATTGACGGACAGCACCGCATCGCGGCCCTGAAGGAATGGCTCGGGAAGGGGTGGGAGATTCAGAAGATCGAGTGTCGCGTCTATCAGGGGCTCAACGAAGCCGAAGAGGCGGATATGTTCGACCGCCTGAATAACGTGCTGATCGTGTCGTCTTACGACAAATTCAAGGTTCGCGTCACGGCGGGGCGCGAGGCCGAATCGCTGATTGACAAGATCATCAAACAGGAACACCTCGTCATCTCGCGCGACAAGATCCCAGGCGCTGTGCGCGCGGTCGGAACGCTGGTGCGCGTCTTCAATCGCAGCGACGGCGAAGTGCTCGCCCGTTCGCTGCGCATCATTCGCGATGCGTTCGGTGATCCGGGCTTTGAGGCACAGGTGATCGATGGCGTGGGGCATCTGTGCCAGCGCTATAACGGCGCGCTCGATGAGAAGATGGCAGTCGAAAAACTGTCGGAGACGCGCGGCGGCGTGCATGGCCTGCTCGGTAAGGCGCGGGTGCTGCACAAGCAGACCGGCAATTCTCACGCTCAATGCGTCGCCGCTGCGGCGGTTGAAATCATCAATGCGCGCGGAGGCGGTGGCACGGGGGGCCGGCGGTTGCCGTCATGGTGGAAGGCGTCCAAGGAAGAGGCGGCGGCCGAGAAGGCCCACTGAAAGCCGACTTGGGGCAAAGTCAAGTGGCGTTCTCGATGAAATGGCTCTTGACAGAGCGTAAATGTATGGCGAAACCGGCAAAAACACGCGATTCACTGTCAAATCGCCCCGATTTTTCGGGCCTTCCGAAGCACTATACGGAGCAGGAAGTCGCGGACTATCTGGAGGTTGATCTTCGGATTGTGAAGCGGCTTCTGGACACCGGAGAGCTGCTTTTCGTGCCCGTCAGTCAGCGGATTCGCAAGGTCACGGAAGAGGCGCTTCGGGCGTACATGAATAAAACGAGGGACAACGCATCATGCAACCCAACGCCGGGGCCACGCGGCTCCACACCAACGGCGCTTACTTCACCAAACGAGACCGGAATAAGGCCGGCACCATCGGCATCTACACGTGCAAAGGCCGGCAGACCGTTCGCGTCGGCGACGCTAGCACGCGCGATCCTGACGAAGCAGAGCTAGCGCTCGCGCGATTCGTTCTCACCAACGTGGAAGCGATGGTCCGTGAGCGCAAGGGGGTCACGAAGACTGACATGCATTTGAAGGAATGCCTGAACATCTATTCCATCTCTCGCGCGGCCTTCCACGATGAAGTCATCAACAAGGTGCGAACGCTGCTCATGAAAGCGGAGAAGGATGGGGGCGATGTCGACAGAATTGCCGGAATTCGTTTCCAGGTGCAATGCGCGCAAAATGCGGCGCGCAAAGAACGCAACAACTTCAAACTCACCATCGGGAACGTGAATCGCGTGTGGCCCGAAGCAGGACCGAAGGTCAGTGCGTTTGAACAGGCTGAGCAACTGCACTGCGTAAAGATTCTGCGCAGCGTCGGCTACGCGGACGGCACCATCGACCTGATGACGCGGATCATGCGCGGCGCGATGCATCACTGCGAGCGGGAGTCGCGCCTGCTGATGCCGATGCCAGCGGCTTTGCCGAAAAAGAGCTGGAAGATTAAATCGGACGAGGACGACATCGTCGCGTACAAGCTGCCGGAGATGGTGGCGCTGTTCAACGCGGCTGCTCAGCAGGAAACATGGTGGCGGTATATGAACCTGTCCACGCATGCCGCCCGTCTCATGACGATTATCGAAACAGGGTGGGGGCAAATTTCGGTGGGTAACGAAGAGGAGCCGCGCTGGAAGCTGAACCCGCCAGGTAAACGGCGCACGAGCAAGCGCCGGCCGGTGATTCCGCTGTGTCCGACTCTGGTGGCTGAGCTGCGCTCGTGGAAGCGGGATGCGGCGCGCGTCGTAAGCGATGGCAACGGGCACCCGATTCGGGGGGCGCTCATGTTCAACGGCATCCGCAAAGCAGCCGGCATCAGGCGCGGCAGTGCCAAGAGCGTGCGCAAGTTCATCCGCACGTGGCTTGCGGTGAATGGGGTGCCGGAAACTATTGCGGACTGGTTCATGGGGCACGCTGACGACGGGTCTGAGACGGGACAGGAGTTCTACAAAGACAAGCAGCCTGAGTACATGGGGGCAGTCGTGGGGGCGCTGGAGAAGCTGTACGACGCGTTGCGCCCGCTCGTTACAGGCCGCCGCTTTGCGGGCGGCACCGAAATTAGCGAGGACCAGCCGACTGTGGACGACCTCCCGCACGCTATGCGTGTCAACTGCGTGGCAAAAATTAGCGTAACTGCCTGATTTTGATTGGCATCATTTCCTATCCCCTGGAGAAATTGTCTGAAGGAATTTCAATAACTTAGCGATCCTGCCGTTGCATTGGGCAACATTGCGCGGCAGGATCATTCAATAACTTACGCGTTGACACGCGGGACTGCGTGTCAACTGCGTGTCAAACGAGAGTCGTCGTGAGCAGGACGCCGACTTGAGTGCTGAATTTGGGAGCGCACTTGAGTTACGACTACACGCACGAGGTTCACCTCGCCGCCGCCGCCGCGTTGGCCGCCGTCACCGCACGGCGCCATAAAACCGAAATCGAAACCGCTGTGGCCATGTTTACCCACGTGACGCCGCCCTCCCTTCCTACGTCACGATGGATTACCACCGTTCTGTGGGGCTCTTATCTTGGGCATTTGGTGGGGCACCTTTCGGGCGTCGTGGGCAAAGACACAGCGGCCAGCATTCTCAAACAAGTGTTGCTCGCACACATGGGAGAAAACCGTGACAACTAAATCACTGACGACGGGACGCAGGAAGGCAGACCTGGACACGGACATCGGCAGGCGAACCATCCCGGACGATCATCCGCTCATCACGTGCGCGCCGCATATCATGCACGGCCATGCTCATCTGAAGGGGAAGCAAATCACAATTGAGCGGGTGCTGGAAGCATTGATGACGAATCGCGCGCCGGGGGACTTGCGGCTTAGCCCCACGGTTGTCGTCACAGATGCCGAGGTGCGTGCTTGCCTGGGCTATGCGCACGATATATTCGCCAATATCTCAAAGCTGTATGCCGAGCTTGGACGCCTGCGTCAGGTGCTTCCGGCGAGAAATCCGAATCCTGAAAAGCCTTCCGGAGAATGATGGATGAGCGACGCGAACGAAGAGGCGAAAGCCCGATTGCTGAAGATCGCGAACGAGCGGGGAGAGTTCGGGGAACTTGAAGATGGCTATGTGAATTGGTGGCCCACAGATTCAAGCCGGGGAGGGGCGATCAGCGCATGGCAGCTACGCACGCTCGCCGATGAGCTGGATAAGCGCAATGCCGTGTGGGATGCCGTGGTGCAGACGGACTGTGGACCGCCCGCGCTGATGATCTGGAAATTTGAAGACGCGCCGGAAGAGCTGCGTGCCCTGAGACCGCGCGGCGGAGATGAGGATTGGCTTGCGCTCGTGCCGCCGAAGCTGGTGCCAGCGGAGACGGATACGGAATTCTGGTGGATGCGCTGGTATCCGCGTAGCGATGGTTTCGTCTCACGAAACAAGCATCCCAAGCTCGATGGCTTTGAGATATGGATCGGGGCACACGCATGACTGCGCTTCCCTCAAAACTTGTTGCGAAAGCCGTTCGGCCGAATGAGTTACACGAATACGTGCGGCACGAGTGTGATCACAGCAACCGCGTTTCAGCGCCATGTGTTCGGGTATACGAGGCGGCCGAAGCGGACGTGCTTATCAGCAGCCTGCTCGCGCGGATTGCGAAGCTGACGATGGGGATAGCTACTCCCGAGACGCCTGCGGACCTTTCCGTGCTGCTCCTTAGGCTCGCCAATGCCGCCGACGCCGTGGGCGTCAAGCATTTCGACACCGACTGGCTGACCGACGAAGTGCAGGAGATGCAGAACGCGACACTGGTTGCGCGGTCCGCTTTGAAAGCCAAACCAGAGCCGCAGGATATCAGCGAGGCTGCTTTGCAGGAGTGTCTCGCAACGTTGCGAAACGCTCAGAAAACATCAGCGTCTGTGGACACGCATGACTACGCCGGCATGGCGGCATGGCTGCGCGAGCGTGCGCGCGTAAACCGTGAGTTCGCGGCCAATCCGCCGGACCCCCATACGCTAGAGCAGTGGCAACGCAATGTGATGCCCCATCTCGCGTTCCGGTTTGAACAGGCGGCCATCATGATTGAGTCGTTGCAGGCGGGCTGCTCTCCGTACTCGACTCATCTAATCTGATGTTGCGAACAGCTCCACCGCCCCCGTAGCTCAGTTGGATAGAGCACGGGACTTCTATTCCCGGTGTCGCGGGTTCGAATCCTGCCGGGGGCGCCAGTTTTGAACCACGAGGACAACATGAATACTGTTGAAAAAATCCGTGAGAGCAATCGCATCGAGGGCATTCACCGCGATCCGACAACCGCTGAAATTCAGGAGTATGAGCGCTTCATGCAACTGAAGACGGTGAGCGTCGCCGACATGGAGGCGTTCGTGAACGTGTATCAACCGGGGAAGATGTTGCGGGAAAGTATTGGACAAAACGTCCGCGTGGGAACCCACATCCCTCCTGAAGGAGGGCCGCACATCCGCGCCAAACTTCGTGCACTGCTTCAGGTCATCAATACCGGAGGCTCGTCACCATGGCTTGCCCATGTGGACTATGAAATGCTCCACCCCTTCATGGATGGCAACGGGCGATCCGGGCGCATGCTGTGGTACTGGTACATGGAAGCGCTGGGCCACAGCACGGACCTGGGGTTTCTGCACACGTTCTACTATCAGACGCTTAGAATGGAGCAGTCAAAACGGGAATAGGCGCGAAACGATCATTGCGCCGGGCGTCATTTCCGCGCCCTTAATGAGAAAGCTATTCCACTAGAGCGTCGCTATACTCCGCCGCTGCGCCCAACCGGGCGCTTTGCTAAGGAAAAGAAATGAAGGCATCGATTCTGTTGGCCGTAATGGGAATCATCGGGGGCGTTCCTGTCGCGGCTCACGCTGCGATACCGGGTGTCGTCGATGGAAGCGAAAGCGGTTTTTACATGGGCGGGGCAGTGGGCCAGTCCCGCCTGAAGGTGAGCAGCTCGGAGTTCGACGGCTCGGCTACGTTGAAAGAAACGGGATTCAAAGTCTTTGGTGGCTATCAGTTGAATCCGTACTTCTCCCTGGAGGCCGGCTACTACAACCCCGGCAAATTTTCCGAGAGCGGCGGCGGCGCGAACCTGACCCTGGATGTGGACGTGCTCCAGGTCTCTGCCATTGGGACATTCCCTATTGCGGGTGGGGTCGAAGGGTTTGGCCGCATCGGTGTATCACGCTGGGACGCGGACCTTACGGGCTCGCTTGACGGCGAGACCGAGACGCTTGAAGACAGCAGCACCGATTTCACTTTTGGGATCGGGATACAGGCACGCCTCACGGACAATCTCACCATCGGTGCGCAAGTCGAGCAAACCGAAGTAGAGCAGGACGTAGAAGATGTAGACGTTGACTGGGAACTGCGTTTCTTCTCCGTCTTCGCCAGGTATCGTTTCTAGCCCGTTTTGCCGGGCGCCCACTGACCGAAAGAGATTCCCGGTTGGTCTGGCGTCTCGTAGCTTGTGAGATATTCCTCCTGACAAGCCTGCGGTGGGGCCGCCAGCGCGGCGCCCGGCCTTTACCCTTCCCGCTTTATCATCTCCTCGATGACGGCCAATCCCTTGCCGCTCATATACGCACGCAGCGTCGCCTCCATCTTTCGCGTGCAGATGTTCACAAGCGCTTCCTCGTACGGACGCGGGTAGTCGTCGGGCAAATCCCAACAGAAGACCTTCCGCGTCTTCGCGAGCGGGAAATCCATGACTCGCGTGACGTGGATGTTCTCCATGCACACGATCACGCGTGCCCACTCGATGAAATGCTCGGTAAGCGGTTGCACGACAAATCCCCCTCGGAGGCTGCTTCGGGGAATCGTGCCGCAGGAATCTGCCAGCAATCCCATCCTGCGCGCCACGTACTCAGCCGTGGGCGAGCGGATGTAATTCGCGGAGCAAACGAAGAGCCAGCGGTCTGAGGAGACAATCATTAGCCGAGCGTACAATAAGGAAGTGACTCGCTACAAATCCATGGATCAGGCCCCACCCGGACTGCGCAAGCTGTATGAGGAGCAATACGGCCCTGAGAAACCGAGGCGCAACAAATACGGCAACGTGCGCACCCAGTTCAATGGCGAGACCTTCGACTCCAAAGCTGAAGCCGAAGACGACCAGCGCTTTCGCATGGAGGAAGCGGCCGGGGTGATCGCGGGCTATGCCCGTCAGGTCTCCATCCAGCTTCGCGGCAAGCGCGGCGGAAAGCGCATCCGGCTCGATTTTATGGTGAACAAGCTACGCCCACACTCCTGCTCAAAATGCGGCCACGTGGATCACGTTCCGGGCCTTGTCCTCATGGACTGCAAGGGGGTCATCACCCCCGACTGGGAGACGAAACGCCGCATCCTTGAGGCTCAGCTCGGAGTGGAAATCGAGATTATCCAGCACTAGGGGGAGGCTCTTGCTGTATGGAAAGTCTGGGTGTAAATTTGGCATGGGCGCAACACCATGTTGCGCACCGCAGGGGAATTGAGAACACATAGAAGAACTTAGGGTCTTAGAAAATTGTGCCACGGAGGTACTATTTATGTTGATTCTGACCAGGCGGACTGGCGAAAGCGTGATGATCGGTGAGGATACGACCCTCACCATCCTTGGAGTGAAAGGGAATCAGGTGCGCATAGGGATCAATGCGCCGAAGAACGTTCCCGTTCACCGCGAAGAGATTTACGAGCGAATCAAACGCGAGCAACAGGGCGAGCCATCGGGCGAGTCCGAATCCGCTGCCGAAGTCACAAGCGCTTAAAAGCAGGAAGCGCCTCTCGAAATGCGAACGCACTCAACTTCTGAAGGTCTCCGCGCTCGCTCTATCCACCAATATCCCCGCACACCGGGACACCCTCAATTCAATGCCGGCGGATCGTGAGTGCCGGCATTTTTCCGCGGAATATGGGAGTTCAATCCTCATGGCTGATGTGAAGGCTTGCGGCAATACATACTGCGAACGCACTCTCTCTGCCCGTTCAGTATTCAAGCTCTGTGCGCGGTGCCGGAACTACGACAAGAGAGCCGCAGCCAGGACGCCGTCCTGGAGCAGAAGCAGACATGCCACCCTTTGCAGATGGGACGTACTTCTGATTAATGCCGCCCCGAAAAATACCTTCAAGAATGCGGACGCACTGGAATTTGATGTGGTGCAACCCACGCGAAAGCGCCAAAACAATGTCACGCAAATACGAAAGCGAGCTTAGTAAGTGCCACCTGAGAAGCAGCATCACTCGAAATGGACCGGCCCTCTCGCGCGGGCAATTGGCTGGCATCCCAACCGCCTCAAGTATTTCCTGAAGAAGCGCGACTACCCGCCGCCGTACAACGATCAGGGGAAAGCTCTCAGGATGCTGGAGGACGCCGGGGTATCCATCGGCAAATACAAGCCGGAGCAAGCAAAGACAAGTCCGGCGGCAACCATCGCCACGAAGAAGAAACACGGAGCGAAAAGGAGCAACCTGATTAAGCGGCTTGCGCAGCTCTTGCCAAAGCCGAACAAGGAATGGACGCGACAAAAGGTGCGTCTGATGCTCAGAGCAGGCGGCCTGAAGGCGAACAGTAAGGATGAAGCTAAGGCGCTTGAGATTCTGAAGGCGAACGGAATTTCCATCGAGGGATTTGAGTACGAGAATGCGCCCGAGCCCGAGAAGAACGCGGCCCCGTCGTCAGCGCCATCCGTCTCCATTGCTGAAGTAACGGGCGACTATGAAACGCGGTACACAGCACTGGCGGCGCAATACACGGCGCTGCTTGAAGCACTCGCCAAAAAAGAGACGGCATACGCGGAGCTGGACAAGAAGACTCGCGGAGCGAGAGAGGGGCTTTTGCAGTTTGAGCACCACTACATCGTAGAGATTAAGGCGGGGCGCATCCGCAATTTCTTACACCCGGTGGACATGGCGATTGCCGCTCTGAATCTACTTCGGTGAATGAACTTCTGTGAGTGAGTGATGCCAAATCGCGGGTAGAAAATATCCCCACGTAGGAGACTGCGATGGATAACGAGGCGGCGGGACGATGGAGGCCCGTGATTCGGGCTATTGTGGAGAATCAGAAGACGGAGGAAGCAATAGATTCGATACTGCGACTGCTGGAACCTCCGGCACGGGCGGCGACAAAGGAGAGCACGCCCGAGCCGCCAACACCGGTTCCAGCGAAACCACCGCCGACCTCGCGAAGGAAGGCCCGCTCGGCACAGCCGCCGACTGAGGATGCCGCAGAAGATGGCATCGAACACAAAGAACCGCTTGCGGCGTTTGAATACTTCAGTGTAGAGCAGGCAGCCGACTTCATCGGCCTGAAGTCGCAATCCATCTATAACTTTCTCCGGGATAACCCCGGCCGCCTTACGCATCGTCACGAGAAGGGGGCGCGCGGCGGTCATGAGCGCATCATGCTTCAGGGCCGCAGTCTGAATCAGTGGCGGTACGAGCGCGAGCAGGCACGCAAGCCAAGGCGCGCTGATACCGAGGAGCCCGACGACGAGGGGAAACGCACCGTCATCCCGTTCCGGACTTAAAATAATGCAGCGCTGTTGTTGCGCAGGCCCCACGCGCAATCCCGTATAACATTCTGTAGTATTACCCAAGTCGCAAGCCACAAAAAGAGGGCGAGCTATGGGGAAATCCCAAGGAAGTCCGCTTCCGGCGGACGAGATTTTAACGGCAGAAGAACAGGGGATCATTCAGGCGGCACTCACGGTGCCGGGCGCAAGCGAGGTCGTGCTTCCGGAGTTTTACGCGCGCGTCGTCATGATCCTCCACGATTGCGACCGGCTGGATGAGTGCCGACAGTACATCGGCAAAGCGGACATGATCGGCGTCTACGCCAAGCAGGCGAAGGATGATCGCATGGAGGCGATGGCGCGCAGGATCAACGCGCGCGCTTGGCGACGCCTGGGAGAACTGCTGAATCAGTGCCCGCAAGCCAGGATGGGGCCGACGACAACGGGCGTCCCACGCAAATACCACGAATACGCACGGGCAATGCTGCCGCACATGAGCGCGGATAAGCCGATGCTGTCCCACAGGCTTGCCGAGCTGGCAAACATTCCCGGGAGCGCCGCGAAGCATATCGGCACGTTGCTCGTGAACTGCGGACTGGCCGAATCGTTCCGTGGGCCGAACGGCGGCGTGATGCTCAAATCCGCCGATGCAAGAAAAATGGGTGACGATGAAATCGTTACGCTCGTTACATCCATGCCTCACAATCCGCGCAGGAAGCCGGACCAAATCCCGCGCGAGCTGACGCAGCGCGGAGTCGCCGAAGCCAGCGGCATCACGAAGGGCGAGCAGCGCAAAGCCACAAAGATTGCTGAATTGCCGCTGGAGCTGTTTAACACCGTCGTGGAGAGCGAGCGCTCCGTATCCGGTTACCAGCTATTGCGCGCGCGCGGGAGCTTGCCTGAGTTCAACACCAGAGCCTATGGGCTTGGCCCTGGCAACATGCGCAAGGTGGTCATCCGTGAGATAGGCGAGTTCGCCGAATTCACGCGCGCGTTCAGGCCCGAGCAACTGTCGCGCGCCTTTGGCGGCGATGCCGATTCAATCAAGGCGATGGCGTCGAAGCTCGGCGCGTGGTTCCTGCATCTGCAAAAGGAACTGGAGAGCTGCCAATGAACACTATAGTTGCGCTGCCGTTTACTGAGGCCGAGGCAAAGCAGCTAACTCGCGAAGAAGCTGAAATGCTTGCCGGCTATATTGCCAACAACGCTGACTCGAAAGATGTCTCTTTGCCGCAGTTCTACCAGACTGCGGTGGCAGCACTTCAGCAATGCGAAAAATTCGATGAAACCAAGCGCTTCACCGGAATGGCCGCGATGATAAATTCATACGCGCAACAGGCGAAGGACAAAAGCATGCTCATCATGGCGCGCAGGATCAACGCGCGCGCTTGGCGACGCCTGGGAGAACTGCTGCTGGAATTCCCATCGGTGGGCGAAAAGCGCACAGGCGGTAAAGGGCGGCGAGCAGTGGCGCGAGAAGCTGGGCTTACTGTGGGGGTGACCGCGAAAGCCATACACATCGGCCACATTCCGCTCGATATTTTTGAAGCAGCAGTGGATTCCGAAGAGTCCGTGACCGGCCGTCAACTTACTCTGATGCGGCTCAGCGATCAGAAGCGCTGCAACGCTCGCGGAACAGATCGTCAGATACTCGCCGAGTATCTGCGCAACATTTCGGCGTTCATGCGCAACCATGACCCGAAGAATCTTGCGAAGTGCTTCACCAAGGAACACGCTGAGAAATTTCTTCCCGAAGTGCGCGCCATTGTCACGTGGTTGCGCGCCGTGGAACGTCAATGATGAAGACTGCCGAAAGAGCGAGCGCTGAAGCCATATTTAATGTCTATGTTGGCATGACATCCCTGATAAGAGCGAAACTTTACCGCTACGTCCGCAACACAGCGGATGCGGAAGAGTTGTCGCAGGAAGTATTGCTGCGGGCCTGGGCTTCGGCTTGCTCCGGCGCTACCGATATTCGCTCGCCGCGTGCCTTAGCTCTGAAGTTGTCTTACAACGTGGCTATAGATTTTATTCGTCACAAGAAGGTCGTTCCGATTGACCTGATTGCCGACATGGACAGCCTGGAATTGCTCGATGAACGTCCGCAGGTGGAAGAGATTCTAAACTCCCATCAGGAGATTGCGCTGCTGACGCGCGCGATGCTTGGCCTTGGAACAAAGTGCAGACACGTTATCACCTTGAGAAAGGTGTACGGCCTCACGCAGCAGGAAATTGCGGCGCACCTTGGAATTGCTGAAAACACCGTCGAGCAACATCTCGGCAAAGGCATGCGGGCGCTCGCGCAGGCGCTCTGCTTTTAGCGAATGCCGCGGCAAACCCGGGATCGCGAGCACGAGGCATTGGCCCAAGCCATAGCCTGCCTGCCGTCTATAAAGAAGATGCTATTTCAAAAGTACGCCAAACACAGCGGGGACGTGGAGGACATTCTTCAGGAAACACTCATCCGGGTCAGCAAGCAGTGCAAATCCCAAGCCCCCGAAAGCATGATCGCGTTCATGACCACCATCGCATCCCGCCTCATGCTCGACTTCGGCCGGTCGTCTTACCCAAGACGCGTAGTGCTTATGCGGGGGGAAGAGGTCAACGGTTTCCCGGATTATCTCCTGACCTGCGAAGCGCCAGAAGAATCTGACCCAGCGGTGGAAATGCACAATGACGCTCTGATCGAAACGCGACAGCGGATCACTGCGGAAATTATTGCTGCCCTGCCGGCAAGGCAGCGCGAGCTGTATGTAATGCGAGCGAATGGGTATTCGCAGAAGCAAATTGCGCGAGCGCTCGCCATAAGCGAAAACACGGTCGAGCATCATCTTTCAAAGATGCATCGGCGAATCCGACACGTCGTGCAGTCGTATCGTGTGGAGCTTGGATTCAGGAAAATGGGGCGGCTCAGGATGACTCGATGGGAATAGAGGAATGACTGAGAGCAAAGGGATTCGTACGCGGGTGGCCCTGAACTTCGTGGATAATCTCCCCCGCAGCATTACTCAGTGGGCGCGCTATCTGAAGCTATCCGGCGCCGGGGGATTGCGCGCTCGCGTTGAGCGCAGCGGATCGCTTGAACAGGCCGTAAAGGATCGCTTGGCCGGCGTAAATCAGCCGTTCTCCGTGAGGCTGACCAAAGGAGTATGCAAGCGCGGCCACAAGATCGAGGGCGAAAACATCCTCCTGATGTTGTGGAGGGGCAAGCGGATGCCCCGCTGCCGCAAGTGTTATTTCCGTGGCAAGCAGATCCCGGTGGGCATGCCAAGACCCAAGGCGGGGAAGAAAGAGAAAGCGCGGTGTGCGGCGGGACTTCATCAGTGGACCGACGACAACATCATTTGGAAAGTGTCCGCGAACGGGAAAAAGAAACGGCGCTGCCGCGCGTGCCTGAATCAATATCAGAAACGACGGTTGCGCAATCTTAAGATGGGGACATGGGAAGAGCCGACGATAAAGCGGGGGCAGACCGTCGATGAGCGCATCGCGGCGCTGAGCCAGCGGATGCCGAACGGCTGCGTGATATGGAAGGGGAAAACGGCGGGGAAGGGAATTCCGTACGTGAATCACAAGGATTTCGCGCCGGCATCAGGTCGCACCGTGACGGCTTATTTGTGGGAGAAGACGCATGGGCCATTGGCGGACGGGATCGCCGTGAGGGCGTCCTGCGGGGACGTGCTCTGCATCGCGGAGGGACAGCTCGTGGCGCGGCCCTTCTCGGACTTCAATGCCACACGCGAAGTGATCGAGCGACGCGTGATCGCCAGACGCAGAAACTTTCAGCGGCGCCTGCTGCCCCGCGAAATTGAGCAGGGGCTTGCTCCGCGTGACTATGCCGCCGAAGCGCTGGCGGCAATCCCAAAACTGCGGGCTGCCCTGAGTAAATTCAGGCGCAAGCTGACCGAAGCGGATCGAGAAGATGTGATTGCCGAGAGCATCATGTCGATGCTGAAGAAAGCGCGAGAAACAGCAATCGATGACGTGCGGTATTTTCTTTTATCGGTATGCAGGAACGCCGCGATTGATTTGATGCGTTCACAGTGGTCGCGTGGGGCGACGTTCACGGATGACTTTGACGAGCTACAGGGCAGCGGCCGTATTCGATGGACGCTCTACGCTGAGCACCACGGAGACCCATCGCTTATCCTTGAGCAGGCGGAAGACGAATTCATCGACCGCCGGGCGCTCCGCAATCGGTTCAATCAATTGACAGATGCGCCCCGCCGCGCCTATCTCTTACGCGCTGAAGGTCTGAGCAACAAAGAGGTTGCAGCGCGCCTTGGGTGTGCTGAGCACACCGTGGAAAGGAATCTTCAGAAAGCCTTCGATTTCTTGCGCACGACGCCGACCGGGCGCGAGCGCCGTGCGTTACTGGTGCCTCTGGATACCGAGCGTCATTCGTACGGGATCGGCGTCCGGAACGTGGCGCTTACGGAGTAATGCAGCGCCCGGCCTCGTCTCCATCGCAGTACACGCACGCCTGATTCGGCATGATTGCCTCGTTGACCTGATCGCGCAGCAGCTTGCGTTCTTCCTGAGAAACCTTTGCGCAGTATTTGTTCACGGCCTTCGCGAGCTGCGGGCCGGCTTTCGGCATGATGATCGAGCAGCCGCACAGCGACAGCGCGATAATTCCGATGATTGCGATTCTCATACTTTTCTGCCTCCTTCAAAGAAATATCCGATTACATTGCCAATGAGCGCGCCGATTCCGGCGGCAATCTCGGGCGGCATCTGCACGTCTGTAAACAATCCGAAAATCCAGATGAGGATTGGAGCGAGCGCCACGCCGCCGCCAGTGCCAAACACCGTGGACCTGGATGGCATCAGGCGTGAGCCATTGGTCACGGGCGGGGATTCATCAGCCATAAAAACCTCTGCTGTTGTGTGAACTACTCGACTTGCGCCTCTTCGCCCATGCCAAGGGAATTTTCAATTTCCATCATTCGATCCATCATTTCTGCTTGCAGCTCAGGATCGATCTTCGGGTTCTGAAGGGCCTCCATCAGTTCCGAATATTCCTGGTACATGACGGCGGGATCGCCGGTCATCGGCGCCTCATCTTCAGACTCCACTTCTCCGCCGTCTTTCATGGCCAATTGGCCACGCAAGCGCCCGAGGGTGCTATCGACATCTGGAGGCGACGGCGCATTCTTGAGAAGCGCATCGCGCGTCGCATGCAGCGCGCTCACTGCATCGGTCTTGCCGCGCTCGATGAGCGCGCGGATTTCCTTACGCTCCTTCAGCGAGGGGCCTTTTGGCTTTGCGGCGGGTTTCTTCACGGCGCCCCCGCTTGCGAAGCGGGCGAAAGTATCCTGAGCCTTGCGGATCAGCGAATCAGGCTGGCCGAATTGCGTGCCGGACAATGCGTGCCCCATCATGGTTGCCGGACCCCCGCCAGATGGCTTCATCGCGCCGCCGCCGGGATTTCCCTGCGCGCTCCCGCGCGTTTTAACAGTCTTGAGGTGGCGCGACGCCATCGCCATCAGCGTTGACAGCGGCTTGCTTTCGGAAGGCATGACTTATCCTTATTCCGCAGGCGCGAAGTTGATCGAGTCTTCTTCGGGGAGCGCGGTGCGTGCGGCGTCGCCGGCCGTGCGCGCGGCGATGATTGTTGAGAGCAGGATAGCCTGCTGCGTCGAGGGCTTCATCCGCAGGACGCGGCGAATGTGTTTGATCTTCGTCGGGTCAGTCATCGCGATGGCGAGCTTTTCGCTGCCCTTCTCCAGCGCAATCCGTTCGGCGGTGTCAATCGTCTTCTTGCGAAACTGCGTGATCCATTTGAAGACGGGGATAGCGTTGCCCTTGAGAACTTCCTTCATTTCCTCATCGCGCATCGTGTTGGAGCCCGAGATAGGCGTGCTCGAAATCTTCTGTGCGGCAAACATCAGGTCATCAAAATCCTTGTGCGATCCGGCCGGAAGAATCTGCTCCATCTTCTTGCGCAGCTTGGGCGTGCCGTACACGAGTTTGCGCGCCTTGCCGCCAGGGGCGATTTCAATGCCGGCCTGGGATTCAGTGCGGGCCTTGTCGAATACGCCGGTCAACCACGTGCGCGTCAGGTCATTCCAGGCGTCGGGGTTCTCGGCCTCAATCGCTTTCTTTGCGAGCGAAATCTGCGTGTCTGTCACGTTGGAATCGCCGAACACGCGAGCCGCCGCGCCCACTGCGTTCTTATCCTTGAGCTGCGCCAGCACGCCAACCGGGCCATTCTTCAGGGGGGCAACGCTCGCCGCATACAGTATTCCGTAAAGTTTACGCGCAGCCTTGTATTCACCGGATGGCAGCTTATCCAGAGCTTCTACAAAATCTTTCTTTTGCTGCCGAAGTGCACCGGAAAGTTTCGTCGGTGAGCCGCCCGGCTCAAGACGAGAGATTACGTCATCGATCCCCTGTTTCAGATAATCCAGGCCGCGCAAGTCATACACCTGTTTCTTATCGGTCGTGGTTTCCCATTCGCCAGTGAGCGGGTGCTGAGTTCTTGTCGTTGTGGTCTTCGGCTTCGGCGCAGGCCATCCTTCCAGCGCTGCAATGCGCTGCCCTTCCTCGTACGCCTCCGGGAAAAATGGCAGGCTCATGAATTTCGTGATTTCCGGATCGGTGATCGCGGGATTCGCGTCGTACGCCGCTTTATATAGAGGGCGTACCTTGTTGCTCACGTCGCGCTTCGCGGTGCGGATGGCAGCGTCCGCCGCGTTCACGCCGCCGGCTTCGGCAATCTCCGCAGGCTTCGCGGTGGCGATGGCATCGAGCACGCGGTCTGTCGCTTCGTGAAACTGGCCCGTCGCCCGCTCATCCAGCTCCTGGAATGTGTCGGCCGCCTTACCCGAATAGCGGGACAGCATCTGGCGCATCGCGATGAGCCTGCGATTGCCGGATGCCTGCGCGATGTCTGTATCAATGCGCATGGTGTCTTTGATTCGCCGCTGCACGTCCTGCGCCGCACGCAATTGAGCCGGTGTCATATCTACGAACGTGCCGCGATTGCCGAATGCGCCAATCGCGCGACCCGGAACATCGCCCGCGAGTGACAGGCCGCCTTCAATCGCCATGCCGCCGAGGTTCTGCAATGGAGTCGTCGGCTCATCAAAGATGAGGCTCGCGACACCACGTTTGATTCCGTGCGCGCCGGCAGAGCCGAGCGCCGCGCCAGCAGGACCAGCAAACGATCCGGCGATGCCCATCGCGGTCTCTGGCGCATTGGCTGCCATGTTCGCGAAAAAGCGTTGATGTCCGGAGGTGAGCTGCTGAAGCTCGCCCTTGTCATCGACGTACACGGGCACGCCGTCGCGGAAGCCCACTCGATCTATTCCGTTCGGATCGTTCGGAAACAGGTCGCGCGCCATGATGCGCCGCTGCGTTTCCTCGTCCTCCACATTACCGAGTTTGTATGCGGTGCCGAACTTCTGTACGGGGGAGGGTGGCAGCGGCTTTTCGCGGTTCTGCAAGTAGGGATCGATGGGCGGCGCGGGCTCGCGCATGATGTCGGCGCCCACACGCGCCTGCGGATTCTCCTGCTCAAACTTCGCGATGGCCGCCTGACGTGCGGCGTATTCATTCTGTCGCTGCGCCTGATGTACCGCTTGCCCCGCTTCGTCGCCGGCAAGCGCCTTGTCGATTGGTGCTGCCGCCTTCTGCGAGGCAGTGTATCGATCCCACAATTCTTCCTGCGTGATGTCTGTAGGAACATCGGTGACGACGGTCCCGTCCGGCATCGTGACGGAGACAGTCTGTGGTGCTGGGCTCGGCATGCGTTACTGCTTTTTGCGGAAACTGTGGAAGGAAACTGTTCCGGGCTGGACCGCAACCGCGTCGTCTTCTGATGGAATGTCAGACATGACGGCGGCGGGCTCCATGGTCCCTGCGTCCGCCTCATCGGGCGCGGCCGCCGCTTTCGGCTCACCGAAGATCGGGTTCGCCTCGCTCCACTCCTCAAGCTCGTCGTAAAAGTCCTCGTCCATTTTTTTATGCTTCTTCAGATAGGCCCGCGCGCGACGCGCAACTTGCTGATCGCGCCGGGCAAGCGCCACTGCGGCCTGGATCATGAGCTTGTTGGCTTCTGGCGATTTCCCGATACCGGCCACCATCTGCTTCAGGTAATTGCGGTCCTGGTTGGAGAGCGCGCCCGGCATGCCGGCGCCTTCAGCAGGGTTGCGCAACTTGAGCGCGAGCCCATTCGACAGGGCTTCCGCCGCCTGTTTCACTCCGAGATTGGGAACCTTGATACCAAGAGATGCGCCGATAGATTGCAGCTCCGTGATCGCGGGGGCGAGCTTGCCGGTGTTGATGCCATCCAGATAATCGCCGAGGCGCAGCATCTCCGCGATTTGCACCGGGGCCGCACGGCCCGCCAACTGCATTTGGTTATAGTCTTTGCCGTAACCTTCGTTGATAACTTCGGACTGTTTCGTTTCGCCGCGTTGATCGATGCTGACTTTCGTGCCTTCAGGCACCCACAACGGCTTGCCTACCGCATCCCCTCGCCGCGTGCCGATAGGATTCTTCTGGCCGGGCTCCATGACCCTCTCCAGCGGGGCCTTGTTCAGGTCGTTCCGGAGCTTCGCTCGCAGAGTGGCGAGCGCGATCTGCGCCTGCGCCTGCTTCTCATCGAGACCGGCAAGCGATGTATCAATGCCGAGAATATCTTTCGTCTGCCCCTGCTCGAAAGCCTCCCGTTCCTTCAATGGGTCGCGCAACGCGCCTGCCATAGCGCCGAATGATTCGGCGGTGGAGCCCGCGCGAGTGGGCGCGCCGAGCGCAGCCGATGCGGCGAGCAACGCGTGCGCCTTATTGTATTTGCGCGACATGATGGATTCGCGCGCCTGTTGAAGCGCGCGGCGCGCATCCGCCGAGCTTTTCGCCATGAGCGCGAACGCTTCAGCGGCGCCCGGAATATCCAGCGCAGTGAGACCGCCAGAAGCCGTCACCGCGCCAGCGGGGCTATCTTCTTCGTCGCCCTCAGGGTCCATCACCTCATCGGGGTCATCACTGGCGAGCGCGGCAAGGCCGCCTTCCTGAAAACGGCGCCGTCTCATCACTTGCCCCCACCTTGTTTGAAGAGTTCATTGAGCCCGGCGATCCCGGTGCCAAACGAGCCGAGCTGGGACAACGGCGAGGGCTGATACACGTTTGCCGGTCCTGTCTGAGATGTCGTAGTGGAGACCGGCGCCGGCAGGCCGCGAATCACCGAGGACATCCAGTCGATGGTTTCCCGTGGATACTGCGTCTGCTTCTGGAAATCCCCGTAGGCTGTATCAAGGTTGCGCTGCTGCTGCTGCTGCTGCTGCTGCCCGATGGTGTCGAGCGCGGCGGCGGACTGAAGGCCCATCTGCTGCTGCGCCTGCCCGAGCGCGCCCATCTGCGCGCCACCCTGAAGAAGCGCGCCCTGCTGCTGGCCGGCGAGCTGTCCGGTCTGCTGCGCGACCCCGAGCTGACGCGCCTGATCCGCGTTGAAGAGATTGCCGGCCTGCGAATACGCGCCGGAGAGCTGCGCGGCGGCGTTCGACTGCAAGCCTTCCGTCATGTCCCGCGCGGCGCGATTGGCTTCGCGTGCATGCGCGGATGATCCGAATTGTCCCTGCGACGTGAAACGATTCGCAAGACCGGGCGCAATGTTCTCGTCGTAGTTGCGATTCGCCTCCAGCTTCGCGCGATCAATTACGTTCCCCACGTAGGGGTCCATGTACTGCTGCGCCTGATCCGCTCCGAAGGTTTGCGATGCCTGCTGAAGATACGGTTGCGCCTGTGCAAGCCCACTTGACCCGGGCGCGGTCGCCTGCTCCGTGAGGCCGAGCGCCTGCGCGAGTGGCCCCTGATAGGAGTTCGCGGCCTGTCGTGTCTGATTGAAAGCGTTCTGCGTATCGGCGGTAAACCCGGCTACGCGCGGGCCGCCGTACTGCTGATAGGGCTCCGCCGCAATCGCGTTCGCACGGCTAATCAAGCCTTGCGTGTAGTCCGACATGAACTGCGGAATTTCGGCCGAGCTTTTCCCGTACGTCGTCACCGCTGGCGGGGCTTTACCTTCGAAGAGAAAATCAGCGACGCCCATTTAGATGCGCCCCTTTAGATAGGACATTGGAGACTTTGCGTTGGGAGAAATCTTGCCGCGCGCAAGTGCGCCGCCTTTGTGCTTGCGAAGATTCGCGCGAAACTCATCGAGACGTTTGGCGCCCGCGTCGGATGAGCCATCACCGAGCAGCGCCACGTCTTCTGCGGTTAGGACGTATTCACCGTCACTCAACTGCGCATCAATGGAGTCGGAGCGGCCGGTGCCAGGGCCGCGCACGAAACGCGTTTCTGCTTCGTTGTCCGGGAAATCTGTGTCGCTGCCAAACGAGCCAGAAGCGCCAGCGCCGCTGAAGGACCCACCATGCTTCGCGCCTACAGGTTCTTCTTCGTCCGGCGTGAAGGCGGGCACGGCGTTGTCCGAATAAAACTGCTGCTCCGGTCCCTGGCCGTAGGTGTACCAATCAAAATCCCGGTTGGACGCGGCGCGGTTGTATGGAAGTTGTTTCAGCCCTGGCGATTGCGGTGAATCGGGCGCGCCTTCGGCCTCCTGCGCTCCGCCCGCACCACCGAGGGCACCGAGTGCGCCCGCATACTTGACGACGTTGCCCCAGTTCTTCGGCTGCTTCGCGTAATCGACCGCCTTCTTGCCGAGATTGGCGAGCGCGCCCGAGCCACTGCTCGCGGCGTTCGCGCCGGCCTGGGCGATGGTGCCGGTGAGATTCGCGGCATTCGCGCCGGTCTGCCCCGCCTGCACAACCACGGGACTGATGTGGCTCCCTACGCCTTGCGCCGTCGTCACCATGGGAGACAGCGTGTTGGCGGCAGCCGTGCTCTGGAGCCCCTGGGCTACGTTGCCCAATCCGGTCGAGGCGAGATTGCCGAGTGCGTTGCCGCCGAAGAAGCCAGCGACAAGTCCGGCCGTTTTATGAAGATTGCGCGCAAGCCCGGTATCCATGCCTTTGGCTTCGGCTTCCTGGAATGTCTTTTCGGTCGCGCCTCCGAGCTGGTTTACCAGCGGGTCGTACTTCTGCCCAAACATCTTGTTTGAGATTTTCGTGCCGAGCGGATCGACTGCTCCCGTGAGTAACCGCGTCGGGTTTTTCCATACCCCCTTGACGATCTTCTTTACGTTGAACGCCTCAAACTTCAGGGCCTTCTTGATCTTGGAAAACAGCCCGTATTCAGGAAGCCCGGTGTGTGGATTGGTGGAGGGCTCACCCCACTGGCTCTTCAGAAATTCATATTCCTGCGGATTGATGTGCAGCAGAATTTCATCGCCACCACGTCCCGCCGAACGAACGTGCGTGGCCGAGCGCGCAAGGCCGCCGTTTTTGAATGGCATTGGACGCGGCTTTTCGTATACGCGAACGACAAGCGCGGCTTCGCCGTCCGCGAGATTCGGACTGCGCAGAATCGGGGGGGTCATCGGGTTACCTACGTGCGAAGTTCGACGGTTTGATTGAAGCGCTCGGCCCATTCGGACCAATCGGCGTATTCAAGCGGGTTGGGCGGATTGAACTGCGCGATACGTTGCGCCTGGCAGACTGAGAGCGCCCATGACTGCCATAGGGCCGGGACATCCAGGCGTGGGGCGAGCGTGTATCCCACAAGCTCATCCGCCATGTAGTCCGTCCACTCGATGACGCTGAGTCCGCGCGGATCGATAATCACTGCGTGATGCGTCCCTCAGACGGCTCAATGTGAGCGATGCACTGGCCCATCTGAAAGTCACCATCAACAGCATTGGATGAGAAAGTGAAGCGCATGAGCCGGCGCGATTGCTTAAGGTTCACAATCTGATTGGACGGCCCGGTGGCCACATCCGGGAAAGTGAATGTTTCGCCTGGATCTTCGGGCGCACGCGCATTCGCGCGGCCAGTAACCACAACGGACAAGTCCTCGCTCTGGACGAAGTCCGGCTCGATGCGGGCGCAGCGCAGGCCCTTATCCACGGGCTGCGGCCCGGTCAGCATCGTGATTTCATTCGTTGTAACGTGAGCGGGGATAGGCTCAACCGTGGCGCCGAGAATTGAATTGACGCCGAACTCGTGTTGCCACAGCGTGTACCCCGTGGCCGTCGAGTCCACATCCATCATGAGCGGCTTGCTGTAGACCTTCGCGTAAACGCCCGCGCTGCGTCCGCTGCCGGGCAGCTCCGTGTCATACCAGGTGCCCTCGCGCACGTTGAGGATCACCGCGTGCGTGCATTCCGTTGCGCTCCCACGCGGATAGCACCACCAGATTTCACCCCAGCGCGGGACTTTGAAAGCGAATACCTTCTGGCGCCATGTGTAGTTCAGATTGTCGAAAAACCAATTCTGATTCATGGTGTTCGGGATTTCCCGCACGACACCGTTGAAGCTCAGGAAGCGATCCACGCCGGCCCAGTAATAGATGCCGTCGTATTCGATGACGCCCTGCGAAGACAAGATGGAGGACTCGCTCGATATGGTATCGAACGCGAATGGCAGCGTGCCACCTCCGGAGGAAAATGACATTCGTATCAGGGAATCGAGTGACCAGAGAAGTCCGGAAGGGCCTGAGCCGCCGCCGCGCAAAGGAAGTCCTTTTACAATTTTTTGCCCCGTGACGAATGCAGAAGCAGCAGTAGGGTTTGTGACATCATTTTCTTCCGACACATCAACGCGACCGCCATTGCCATACGAAATGAGGTAGGGCGATAGCACGACTACACCACCACTTACGGGATCGAGCGCGGTAGCCGTGAGCGCGCCCGTCCCGGTCATCGCGCCGTAGTAAATGTCCGTTTCGGTATCGCTGCTGATGTCATTGAGATTAGGCGCGGCGTGTGCAATAACGATTGTGTCCGTGGCACTGACACTGTTGTTCATCACATCCAGTTGCCACAGATTGTTTGCATCGAGCGGAAAGCCGACAGGCGTTCGGTTATGCAGGCCCATCAGTACGCCGTTGTTATCAACCTGCGCCTGTTGCAGCATGCTTTGGCTGCCGACGTGGACATACTGCACATTGTTTTGTGTGTACGAGGACATGCCGTACACGAGTTCCGTGAACGCGGAGCTGATGCTGCGATACCCACCCATCTTTCGCGGCAGTCCACGATTGAAGCGACACCACAGCCCGTCCGTGTAGAAGTTCCCTTCAAACTGGGTGCCATCGCGTTTGATGCCCCCTTCCGAGCGGATAACAATCGGAGATTCCATCAGATTCAGATTTCGTATATTTCGAGGTAGATGAGCGCCAGAGTGCCAGCACCGCCGACAATGGCGTAAACGTCGCTTTCTGTATTGAGCGTTGCCTGCGCGAGCTGAGTAGAAAATGGCCCATTAGCCGCATATCCGTTACTTGTCGTTACCGTATTATCCGGGCCATACCATGGGACGATGCTCTGAATCGGCCAGAGCCGAAGCTCTTTTCTTCCCGCGCGGGCGGGCACGACAAGAGTGGCGGTGCTTGTTACGGATATGCGCCCCGTGGCAAAAGTGATGCTCATACTGAATGCTCCAATTAAGAAACGGCCCCTTCAATGTTCGGCGAGCCCGAGCCGGAGAGAATGTTGAACGTGCCTCCGCCGCCGTTCAGCTCGATGGCTTTGCCAGCCGCGCCTCCGGTCCCCGCTGCATAGTCCTGTCCCTGCGCGGTCGGTGAAGTCCCGGCACTGCCGGCGACACCCCAGTCACCCCCCGCGCCGCCCGCGCCGCCTGTTGCGGTTCCGGCCTGTGCGCCCGCGCCTCCGGTACCATTCGCGCCGGATGGGCCGCTGCCTGCGTTGGTGCCCACCCCAGGCGCAAGCACGCCGCCCGAACCGGTCGCGATCCTGAAAACAATTCCGCCATGGCCCGAGCCGGCACCGCCACCACCACCGCCGCCCGCCGCATAATTCGCATTGCTGCCGGTATCGGCCGATACACCGCCGCCGCCGCCGCCGCCGCCAGCGCCCCAGATGAAGCCACTGGCATTGGTGAGATTGACGGTGATGCCTGCACCGGGGCCGTACAGCGCATTACCTCCATCGTGGCCCGCAGCGCCCGTCATGCCAATCCATGACATATCTGTCGTATCGACATAGATACCGCCTTCGCCACCATCTCCACCGCATCCGAGGATGTAGCCGAGGTTTGTGATGTTGATCGTGGAGCCGCTTGCGAAGCCGCGCAGATCAAAAGCGGGGGTCTGTGTATCGGGCGCGTAGATAATCGAGCCCTGGGCAATGACGATGGAGAACGTTCCTGATCCGCCCGGCGAACCGAATAGGACGAAGGCGTTCACGCCGATCTGATTGCCCGCAACCGTGAGACTGGTTCCGGATGCAGCGCCAGGAGTCGCCCACGTCTCATCGCCGCGCCAGTAAGTGGAGGCGCTGGCATTCGTGCCGGAGTTGAGATTCGCGACCGGAAGATTGCCGGTGACGCCGTTCGCGAGATTGATCTGATCCCAGGCGGGGTTATTGCTGGCCCCCGTGTTCGCAAGATACCGCGTCGGCGTCACGTTCTTTGCAAGCCGGCTGTAAGTGTCGGCAGCAGACCCATACAGTAGATCGCCCTGCACTACAGTGCTGAGGCCGGTACCGCCCTGTGGCACAGTAACAACCGTGTTAGTCGTCAGGATGGTCGCGGACGCATCGGGCAGCGCGAACGTCTTGACCGTCGTGGTGGGGCCACTGAAGGCGGTGAAGCCGTTGGACGTGCCGCCGTTCGTCGCCGGCAGGATGCCGCTCACACCATTGGTGAGAACAACTTGCGCCCACGCCGGACTATTTGAAACTCCCGTGTTCGACAGATAACGCGTGGCGGTTGCGTCCTTGTTCAGCAGCGAGTACGTATCGACGGCTGATCCATACAGCATGTCTCCCTGCGCAACCGTCGTAAGTCCCGTGCCACCCTGACTCACGACGACCGGCGTGGAGACGAGCAGCGTCTCGGCGTTGATTACATCGGTGCCGTTGCAATACAGAATCGTGCGCTGGCCCTGCGGGACTACAACGCCCGTACCCGCAAGAGTCTTGACGGTGAGAGTGAACGCGCCCGTAGTGGAGTTATCGATCCAATACTGCTGAATGCTCGCCGGCACGATGATATTGCGATTGCCGGTCAGAATGCCGATCAACTCGTACGAGATTCGATTCAGCTCGGCGCCAGCGAGGGTGTAATTCCCCGAGCCAGAAACGTTGATGACGATGAAGTCGAAGACCGAATTGACGGCCTGTCCGAGTCCGAGCGTGTAGTAATTAGTGCCATCACTGTAAATCCATGCGCTTTCATCTACAGCAAAGACAAGCGATGCGCTGCCATCGATGGTCCCCGCAGCGGGCGTGACTGTCACGCTGCCCGTGCCGGAGTTCTTCACGCCAACGTACCAGTCAGAGCCCACCGTTGCGGGGTTTGGCAGAGTGAATGCGCCTGATGCACCGGTCCATTGCTGAACCGTGGCACGATCCGCATTCACAATGACGTAGCTGACCGCCTGGGTTTCGGGCTCCATCTTCGTATTGAGGGTCGTGGTGATGGCCTTGAGGCCGGCGCCAGCGAGTGATGCAGCATTGGCGGTCGATGTGCCCGCGCCCTGCTGGAATGTGCGCCACAGGCCATTTGCGGTGCTGTTATCGCGCAGGTAGATTTGCCACGCTTCGCCTGATGCGACTGTGAGCAGCGTGTTTCCGCCGTTGTCGAGAATCGTGACGGTGCTGGCTTCGGCGTTGTAGAAGACGACCGTGTATCCGGTGGATACCTGGCGCGCATCGGCGAGCGAGACTGTCAGTCCCGTCGTCGATGGATGCAGCTCGATGATCTTCGCAACGATGTCATCGCCGCCCACCGACTGTTCGATAGGCCACACAAGATCAACGTTCGCGGAGAACGTCAGGGACAAAAAAGTGGGCTCGGCGGGGTAGATCGTGCCCCCGCCGAAGATTTCGGTGTAGACGGTCATTACGGTGCCTTACGTGTGGAAGAGCGATCCACAATCTTTTGCAGGTCTTGCGTATTGATCGCCTGCATCTGTTGCCCGTACATCGCGCTCCATGTCGGGATGCGTTCGTCGTTCTTCAGGAATGGCGTAGCTTCAAGGAGTGCCCGATACAGGAGCGCGTTCGGCGCGTAGTCCGTCAGCCAGTTCGTCTGGTTCGTGTCATCGAGCAACGGCGGTTGCTGGTAGTAGAGGATTTCAAATGGGTATGCGGCATCGGGTGTCGGCGTGATGAGCCAATGTTCGTAGTCGTAATCGGCATAGAACAGTGGCGTACTGCGCTCCGATGCATCCGGCCAGTAGGCCCGGCAGTATTCATAGGAGCGCGGGAAGAGCGCGTTGCGCACGTTGTTCTCCACCCCGCTGCCGAAGTTGATGCTGACGGTCTCGCGCCATCGATCCGGCTTCTGATAGACGCTCGTGCCGGCAACGAAGGCCGCAACCACAACGTTGATGAAGCCCTGAAATTTCAGCTCTGTGGCAATCGCGCGCTCTGCCAGATTAATCAGTGCGGGGAGCTGTTCGTAAACAGTCGTATCCACCACATATCCGCGCTCAAGGTAGCGACGCATGTCCTCTTGCAGGGACGTGAATGTCATTGCAGTGGGCATTGGAAATCCGTGGCGTTGTCAGAGCGGATATGAAATCGACCAGCCATTCAGCAGGCCGTTATTTGCGCCGGCCGCGTTAAAGTTGCTGCCGACATACAGCACGACAGTACCAAGAGGTACTTCACCCGCGTCATGACGCGCAATTTTGAAATTGATGAAGCCGGTCGGATCAACCTCGCCCATCCCCGGCTCAGGATTTGAGTTGTCTACCACCGAACATTGCGCGCGCCTTGACTGAGCAGGTCTTACAGCTACCGGGAGTCCAGTGAGATTCATGTCTGTGTTGTTGCTTGAGTTGGAGCTGTCCAACAGGTCGGAGTTATTGACATACAGAGTTACGAACTCATTATTGAAGATGAGGTAGTTCACGCTACCCGTAAGCGGCGTTGTGAATCCTGTGAGCGTGCCGGTGAAAGAACCCGCGACAATTCCGCCACCACCGGCCGCCGCCCAACTGGAATCCGTTCCGTCCGTCGTCAGGAATTCGCCGCTGTGTGTGGCCTGCGTTGGCAGTAGTGCATTCAGTGCGGCGTTTGCCGTCGTCTGCCCGGTGCCCCCATTGGCAACTGGCAGCGTCCCGGTGATATCGGCCGTGAGGCTGACGGAAGCCCATGTTGCGTTACCGTGCCAAAGAGTGGTGGCGCCCGCGCCTGTACCGGAATCGAGATTCGCGACCGGCAGATTGCCCGTTACATCTGCGGTGAGACTCACCGCGCCGAACGTTGGCGCTCCGCCGGCATTGCCATGGAGCACCGTTGCGCTGGTGCCGAGGGAGCCGAGTACCGTTGGCGCAGCTCCCGCGCCGCCGCCGAGCACAATGCGATTGATGAGTAGCTCGCCGGAGGAAGAGATTGATCCGGATGCGGAGAAGTAGGGAACACCGCCGCTTGTGCCGCTGGTAATTCCGATGCCGCCATCCGCGACGGGCAGCGGAAGCGTTGGGCCAAACTCCACAGCGGGGGCCTGCACCGTTTCGCCATTTTGAACCAGTGGCACGGCCTCGGTCCCGGTAAGTGGCAACACTGCACCCGGCAACCCGGAGATTTTTACGTTCGCCATTGCTTATTCCGTGACAAGGTGTTCGCCGTCCTCAGTGATGAGTGGGTCTTCGTCTTCCGTGGTGATGTAGAAAGTTTCCGCCAAGGCACTGGCCTCCAGCGCGATAGGCACGTCTGGCCGCACGAAGGGGAGGGTGATGTTTTCGGTTTGCCGCGCGGGCAATCGGTACGGGTCAAGCTCATCCCAGTCTTTGCGACAGACGCGCAGACCGGGAAGGTTGCCGTCTTCAATCAGCTCATGAAGCGGGAAGCGCTGATGGCAGCGGTCGCACAGGCCCACCGCATAAAATGGCCATCCCGTTGGGTCATCCCATCCGGCCATGACTCGCCCTCGCTGGTTTCATGCTGTGTAGGGGCGGATGTTCGTCCTGAAGTACACCGGGCTCGAATCGCCTTCGCCGGTCCACGCGATCCGCATCGCGCGATCCGCAGCCCCCCGCAGCATGGGGATGAGCTGCATATCCACTTCCTGAATTTCCATTGACAGGCGCGCGGCAAGCTCAGTGACAATGGCCTCGTACCAGCGCTGCGGGATGTCCAGCGTTTGTGTGAGCGAGCCCACATCCATGAGGTAACGCTTGCGCGTCAGGTTGAGCTGATAGAACGTGTACTGAAGCTGAACCGCCGGCCAGATGCGGATGACGGGCGTGTCGCGCTGTAAGTCGAGCCAGAACTGCACGGGCCGTCCCTGAAAGGATTTGTCCGGGAGGTTCTGGTAATCGTCGCGATTGATGCGCGCGAGTGGGATTTCAGACGGGCTGTTCGCGACGACGAATTCCCGCACATCGAGGATCGTGGGCGCGGTCGCCAGAAGCCTTACATACTGGATTGCGTTGAGCGCCGCACCTTCCTGCACGTTGCTCGTGTCGTAAAGATCGATCCATTGCCATTCGCCGTTGACGGCGGCAAACGCTGTATTGGACCAGACGGTCGTATAGGTCACGCCATCAACGGATGTCTGGACGGCAATATTCCACGTACCCGTAGCATTCGGCAGGATGCCGAGATTGCTGATGGTGACCGTGTCGTCATAGGTGATCGTGATGTTGCCGCCCGCAATCGTCTGCGTGGTGGCGGTCTCCACATCCCCGTCCGTGGCGAAATCGGCGGTACCTTCGCTTGCGCTTGTCGTGCCCGTGAGCCGCTGCAACTGCCTGATGGTGAGGTTCAGAACATCCACCGTGCCATTCGGGCACGTGATTTCTGCGGCGCTCTCGTAGAGCGGAAGAAGCTGCTTTTCAATGCACCACAGCGGAATACCCATGTTCACCAGCTCACTCATGAGCAGGTAGAGGGATTGCTGCGCGATTTGCAGAGGCTCACTCGTGACGAGCTGTGTCGGCACGCGGCAACGCCTGAAGGCGTGATCGCAAATCTGGCGCGTGGTGAATACAGTCGTGGAGACTGTTCCCGATACAGCCACGTTAGTGGAAGCTCCAGTGAATTAAAGAAGGGGCGTCCGCTGCCCCAAGCCCGGCGGGGAGGGTCATCAACGCCGGGGTGCGTATCTGCTACGCCAGGCAATTCAGCATTTGGTCATGCGGGCTTTGCCGCCGCGTGCGTAATCGCGTGGCTTGCGGCCCGTTTCCATCTCAGTGACGGCATCGTCAATCTGTTTGTTGCGGCCTTCCAGTTTGTCTGCCGCCTTCTTGGCCATGCCTGTGCTGGATGGGCCAACTCCGAGCAAATCCTTCACGCGATCCTTCACCGCATCCATGTACTTCGGCTTTTCAACTTTTCCGCCATCGGCCTTGCGCATCTTGCCGCCGTGAGCTGCGGCGAATTTCCCTTTGATTGCGCCTGGGCTCGCCTTCCTCTTCGCATTCGCCGCCGCCATGTTCTTCAGGTAATTGCGATCCTGGTTGGAGAGGGCGCCCGGCATGCCCGCGCCTTCGGCGCCGAGCGCGCCGCCGCCGGTATAACCACCTTTCTTGAACCCAGGGCGGATCGGCGTCTTACCGCCGGAGACTTCATCGAGTTCGTTCGTGCAATGAGCACGGCGAACCATGGCACTCCCGGAGTCCCCCACCATCGCGGACTTCATGCGCGGAGTGTCCTGCCGCACGAAGCCCCCATTCGCGAACGCCTTGCGACGTACGTAGGGCTGCACGTTTGTCACGCTCCCCGTGGAGCCCGTGAAGCCCATGCTCGCGGGAAATTTGAAGCCCGCGCTCGGGCCGTAGCCTGTCGGTCTGAAGCCCTTCATGATGTCCTCACTGCCACATGGGCATGTAATACGTGGTCGCGCCCACGACGACGCGCAGCCAAAGAGATGGCGCAGTAGTGCCGGAGCCGGGTTTGTTGGTTGCAGTGAATGTCGCGGTCTGCGCGCCGGTCTCTGTGGCCCCGACGAACGTCAGCGAACCAATCGTGCCGGAGCCCGTTGCCGCTCCGACCGTCATCGTGATGCCGCCGCCGTTGCGGTTCGTGCCAACGCCGGGCCGTGCGGTGAGAGCAACGCTCCCCCCATTGCCTTCGGTTACGGTGCCGGCAAACAGGGTAACGGTGCCCCCATTTCCCCCGGAACCGCCGCCAGCGCCGCCTGCAAGTGAGGCCGGTCCACCGCTACCAGTGCCAGCCCCCGTAGCGCCGCGCCCGGCGGCGAGTTGAACAGCTCCCCCGATTCCGCTGCCGATGCCCTGGCCGGCAGTAGAGAGGAAATTACCCCCAGCCCGATCCGTACCAACGCCGTTTGCGGGATTGAGAACGATGCCCCCGCCCACGCCATCAGTAGGCACACCGCCATTGACGATAATGTTTCCGCCAGTCCCTGAGACGGACCCCCCAACACCGCCTTGAAGTGTCATTTGACGACCGCCGGATGTCGTCGTCGCCGGAGCATCCACGGTAACGATGCCGGTCGCCGCGCTGCCAACCGTAAGTGTGTTCGTGCTCACACTCATGTTGACTGCGCCGACGATGCCCGCGACATTGCCGAGCAGTTGCCCGTCGTTGCCAATCGCAATCGCGCCAGTGCCGCCGTTCGCAACGGGCAGCGTGCCGGTCACGCCGTTGGCAAGATTGACCTGAGCCCACGCAGGATTGTTGTCCGTGCCGGTGTTCGCGACGTAACGGGTAGCGGTCGCGTCCTTCGCGAGCGCCGTGAGCGTGTTGGCAGCAGATGCGTAGAGGGTGTCGCCCTGAATCGTCGCCGGCACCGTGCTTCCCTGCGCGGTTGTGTTGATGGTCAGCTCACCGGGCGTCGAGTCATCGAGCGTGATGTTTGTGCCGGGGAGCAACTGCCGCGAGTTCGGGAGCGTTGCGGTCTCGTCATCTACGGTGATGACTTCAGCGGTGACGGGAACGCCGCCACCGCCGCCGCCGATAATGCCGGGGCCTTCGATGCCGCTCATCGCGCTGCTCCGGACTGAAGGACAATCAGCTCAGCCGAGCCCGTGCCGGAATTCGTGACCAGGCGCACGGCAGTGACGGGGGAGATGATCGTTCCCACGTCATCGGCCGAAACGCCTGTCAGGTCCGTATGCGCGAACCAAAGGAATGGACCGCTGCTCGTCAGTACGTCGTTGTCGCCCGTATATTCAAGCGTCACGTCCACCGTGCCCGTGACATTGATAAACAGGGAGACGTTGAAGGGGTCCAGGTACATATCCAGCGGGAGCGGCTGAGAGGCGCCCACGCCGGTTGTTCCTGCGATCACGTCGGTTCCCACCGTCGCGCTCGCGGCGATTCGCGTCACCGTCACGAAATCGAGGAGGGTGGAGACCGTGGTGTTATTGATGCCGGTGACCGTGTCGGTGATCGTGTTGCCAGGCTGATCCGTGCCGTACACGGTGAAGATCACCGCCGCGATGTTCCCCGAAGAGAACAAACTCGCCTTGCGTTGCTGGCCGAGATTGGCGACGCCAGCCGCGACCAGGATGCCGTTGAGAAGGAGGTCCGCCGCGCCAACCGTCTGCTGTGCTTCGGCAATACCATTAGGGTCCGCAGCGACGAGCGCGCGGGTAATTACGATAGGGCGCATGAGTTCCTCAAAGGCGCAGCCCTTTTGCGGACTGCGCCTTACGGTTTAGGCAGGATCAGCGGAGGTAAAGCCAGTGGAGGCGGCATTGCCATACCAATCGTCATTGGCATTGGCGGCCACATATCCCGTGCCGGTTCCGTAGGTCCCCGACAGCGTGTTCCACGTGACCTGATTCAGGCCGGTTCCACCAGTGAGCACGATTCCATTCGTGGTGAACGACCCAATCACATTCCCTTTGATTGTATGGTTCGTCGCCATCATCGTGATGGCGTTGGTGTTGCGGTAGAAGTTGTTATCGTGGATGAGCCACGCGTTCGTGCCGATGGCGTCAGAGATTGCCGTCGTGTTGTCATTGAACGTGCAGTACCCGACTTCGACATCGTTCGGGATTTCCGTGAACAACGCGGCGACGCCGCTGCGAATACCCACGCCGGCACCCGCGAAGCGACAGCCGAGAATGGCCGCATGCGAAGCATCCCGCTCGGCATTACCCGCCGCCGCATTCCGCACAAGCTCAATACCCGCTGCGGTGGCACTCTCCATCGTGAACAGGATGTTCGTGAATCGCCATCCCTGCTGTAGCACCCGCACCGTGGCCTGGCCCACCACGGCGCCAGTAACAGGCGGCGCCCATTGCGATGCCGCGTACTGGCCGCCGAGCGGCGCCGCATCCGCATGACGCGGAAGATTGCCGCAGCCGTTGATCCACACATCAAAGACCTGAACAGGCGTGACGAGCTGTTCGTTGATCCTGCCGGTGAAGTTAATCACGTCACCGGAGTTCACCGACTGGAAGGCACGCCCCATCGTCTGGAATGCAGACGTAGGAGACGAACCGCTGTAGCCGTCACTGCCCGCCTGCCAGCCGGAGATGGGAATGGAGGTGTTGGTATTGATGAACCACGTACGGCCGAAGGGCGCCGTGACGAACTTTCCAGGACCGCCCCCGAGGACGGGGATACCCATGCTGGTAACCCCGTTCGGGAAGTCGGTGTAGTTGTTATAGGGTGCAGCCATGGTTCACACCCCCGCCGTACCGTATACGGTACGCCAGTCGGTGTATCCAGGAAGATACCGCTCCGAGGATTTGTAACGCATGGAGTCCGTGTTGAAGCTCGGCTCGCTCGTGCGCTCAAGGCGCCGACGCATGACGAGTTTCAATCCATCTTCCACCTGGTTCTGAATCCACCAGGCCGTGGTGGAGGTCAGACGCGAGAGGTTCGCCTGTCCCTTCGACAGCAGGCCCATGCTCTTCACCGGGTTGATGTCGTTGTTGGCGGCGCCCGCGCGCAGCACGCTCTTGAGCAGAACTTCCGCCTGGAACACGTTGCTCGGGGAAACCACGAGCGACAACGGGTTCAGACGAATCTTCTTGCCGCGCGAGTCCTGTGCCTGCCGGACCTGAATGAGCATCTGCTCAAGCGAGGTTTGCGACAGAGCCGCTGGCGTCGTGAGCTGATTGCTCAGCGTGCCGCCGATGATCGGATGCGCCGTAGACACGAGCGACACACCGTCGCCACCAGGATACGCGCCATTGAAAGCGCGATTGAGAATGTTCGCGCAGAGCGTTTCCTTAGTCTCGATCATCGACTGCGCCAGATGCTTGGCGTAGGTGGTACCAATCTGGATATGGTCACCATCCTCGATTAAAATTTTCGTCAACGCGAATGCCAGGCCGTAGACGGCATACACATAGCGTTGAATGTAGAGAACACCGCCAGTGTCGTACGTGAAGTTGGTGCCCTCAGGTACCTGGGGGGCGACGCCGAACCCGTAGAGCACGGGCTCTTCAAGGTACGCGCGCGCGGGAACGTTGGTCTGCTCCTTAAACACCTGGCGCCATTCATCGGCGCGCTGGTCGTAGAGTCCATCAAACGCATCCGACAAAATCGGCTCAACGATTGAGCGGAAGTCGGTGCTGAGCATTGGCACGGCCATTTTCGGTATGCCTCCTTATTAGTACGACGCAATGTCAGCGACGTTCTGGTGCTCGCTGATTTGGACGTTTACCCAGGTGAAGGCATCACCCCATGCGTTATCGACGCTCTCAGTGAGGCCGATAATCCGAAGCCCGTTGTTCGCACTCGCGGCCGGCGTGCCGATGGTCACGTTCGACAGGCCCGTCGTGGTATTGCCGGCCGTGGTGTCGTTGGTGCTCCAGTCCGCCTGCTCTCCGATGTCATCCTGGTTGATGGCAGCGGCACCCTGAATCTTGTAGACGGTGAGCTGATCGGTAGTGATCCAGCACACGATGGCGGTGCCGCTCGTGCTCGCGGGCCAGTAGTTGGAGAATTGGCGTCGGCCGCGCGTGTCAGTCCACTGCACGCCAAGGAACGTACCGATGGCGCGCGCGGCAGCCGCAGCTAGCTGAACGTTGCCGGCCTCATACTGAACCGGCGCGTACTGAAAGATGTTCGACGTGTAGCCGTTCAGTACCGTGCCGGCGACTGGAGTGACGGTGCCCGATGGATGGAAAATCGGCACCAGTCCCATAGGCGCATTGACAGTAGACATTGAGAGAACCCCACAAGCTGGTCATGCGTTCTCCCGCGTCCTCTTTACGTTTCGCCAAACTCATCAGCAAATCGCGGAGGGGCGGGACCTTTCCCCAGTTGCGCGGTGCCACCGTAGAGCTGCACGTTACCGATGAGGCCGTTTGTTGCTTCCTGCTGCTTCATGACTTCCGACAAAATCGCTTCCTCTTCTTCAAGAGGCTGCTCGTGGTGGGAAATCGTCATGAAGTCTTCGTAATCTTGCAGAGGAAGCTTCGCGGCCAACATCTCGTTGATGCCGACATATCCGACGTATTCGCCCGTTTTCACATTGGCGTATTCAAAACCCGGAATCTCAGCCGCCTTAATCAGCTCATAGCCGAGCCGCAGGCGTCCCTGAATCGAGTCCTTCGGATTGGTCGTCGTCAACCAGCAAACGTGAAACCCTTTGATCGGAGGCAAATCCGGCAAATGGGTCTGATAAAGCGCCTTCCGATAGGCATCGCGCCGCTCTGAGTCGGATAGCGCGCGGTTTTCTCGCACCGGACGATCTTGCGAACGTCGATCAGCACGCGTTTCCGCTGCACTCCGCTTGAGACGCGAATCCAAATTCGGTTGGGTCGTGGTCACACCGCTTCTCCGGTCTGTCCGTTCAGGACTTGGTCGCGGCAATATCCGCGTCCCACTTGGCATACTTCTTCAGCATTCGATTGCGGGAAACGGGGTCTTCCCAAACTCCGTAGTCCTTCATCGCCTGCTTTCGCTCCGCCGAGACGTAAACCTCACCCTTCTTCAGCGGACGCTCGCGCCCACCGGAAGAGAATTTCGGTCCCGCCTGCCGGCGCGGCTTGTCTTCGTCATCCCTGTCGTCGTCGTCCTCATCGGCGCGCTCACGCGCACCGCCCTTAAACTTCTCTGGCAGCCGGCGCTTCACGCGCGCGGTCAGCTCTTCCCAGTAGTCGTCGCTCGACGGGTCGAAGCCCTCGGCGGCTACCGCTTCGTCCAGCGCCTTCACGATTACGCTGTCTTCATCCGTGCCGTTGAAATCAAACCAGTCATGCTGACCGGCCCATTCGCGGGCATTGCGGATCACGCGCGCATCAGGCTTCGCGCCTTCCGGCTCGCGTCGCTGGCTGTGCTGCGTGGCCTGCTGATGCGTCTTCTTCGACGCGGTCAGGTCCACGAGCTGATCCCGCAACTGATCCCGAATCCGCTGCGCCTCGATAAACTCTTCGGCGCCGCCGCCGTTCGGCTTCTTCAGCGCGTCCGCAATGACGCGGTCCGCGTTGGAGAGCTGCGCGTTGATGGTGTTGATGCGCTGATCGATTGCCGCCGTCTCGGTTTGAGCCGTGCGGCCCTCAACTGCCATCAGGCGCTTTTCCAAATCTTCATTGCGCTTCATGAAGAAGTCGCGCTCAAGGCGGTCGCGTGCATGCGCTTTCTTGGCGCGCTCGCGTCGCTGCTTGGCGGACTCCTTCTTGCGCTCTCCATGAGGCTCGCCATCGGCGTCCTCATCCTTCTGCGCAAGCCGCGTATCTTCCGGTTCGTCTTCGTCCTTCTCCTTATCGGCGGAGGACTCCCATCGAACCTTCGGCTCTTCCTTGTCGGCCTCAGGCAGCCCTTCGGCGCCTGGACCCACCGGAATCAATTTCTCTTCGTCGTCTTTTTTTGCGGCTTCGCCCACAGGCAATGCCTCCTCAGATGTATGCGACCACGGAGAGTGGGTCGCATGTGACGTGGCCGATGAGGTCCAGATCATCGAAGACGCAGAACTTTGCGTACTCATCGGACGTGTTCGGAATCAGCACGCCCCACTTTTCGCGCGCGTGAAGCGGGACGCGCACGAAGTCGCCGGGCTTACACCACGCACCTTCGGGCCACGTCTCAGCGCGGTCACGATTCTTGAAGGCGAGGGGGCCGAGCCGGATCACCTTCGCGATTTGCGTCAGGTCCTGCTCAACACCACGCGCCTCCGGCGCAATGATGATGCCGCTCGCGGTCTTGGTCTTCGCGCGGCGAACCTGCACGAGGACGCGCGAGCCGTAAGGCACGAGTCCGGGGTCAATGGGGGGGAACGCATCCTCAAGGGACGCGTAATCAAAGGTCGGTCGCGCGAGCGCAACCTGCGCATTCATGGGTTAGAGTCATCCGCAAAAGCGTCCAAACGCCTGACATGCGTACGCGTGTGTCCTCCACAAGCGAGGGCATACGACGTGGGCCGTGCGCAAATCAGGGGCTAGGGATCAGCTCTCTTCGTGGCGTCCCGATGGGTCGCTCTCGTTGAGATAGTGCTCGATGAGGGCACCAAGCTCTTCATAAGTCTGGAACCGGCCGCAGACGCGACCGTATTCAAACTCTGTTCTGTCGGCTGGCACTGTCAGAGCAGCGCGGGCCAACTGAGCTTGACGTGTTTTCAACTCACCTAATACACCGTCAATGACAGAACTTACGTGTGAACGTTTGGACACGTCAATCTTCGCAACACCCGGCAAGGGGATGCGTGGTTGGGATTCATCCCACGGGAACGAGGAAACCGTGCGGACATGCCGGGGTGCGAAACCTTTATTTCTTCGGCGGCCGGGCGGTGGATGTTCCCGCGCGAACGGTGCCCGGTTTCGGATTCGGATCAGGTGGTTTCTGAAGGCCCTTGCCGGTGGCAAGCATGTAGTGCTGACGCAGTGGCTCCATATGATTTCCTCAGAAGAGTGAACGCAACCAGTTCAGGAATCTGGCCCAGAGGCTTAACTTGCCGCCAGGCCCGTCGGAGGGTTTGGCGCGCACTGTACCCCCGTGGTGTATAGCACCGTCGGGGATTCATCCGACTGAATGTCATTCGTCTTCACGACGGCCTGCGCGGTGAAGTTGAAACTACCACATGCGAGGCCCGAGACAACTCTTGTGGTTGCAGGAGCCGGAACCCGCACGCTGCCGACAATCACGGTGCTGTTCGGACGGCGCCACGTAATGACCGTCTCTTTGATTTCACTCAGGGCGAGCGCTGAGCTATCGGTGAACGCCACAGGGTGCGTCCACGTGAGAGTGGCGGTGGGGCCGGCGGCATAGGCAATGCGAACCGCAAAAATGGCCACGAGCGCAATCAATGCAATTCCAATCAATTTGAACGCGTGGCGTTCCCAAAAATCAGCGGGCTTCATAATTTACCTTCATGGAGTGGGATTAATGCCGGTGCCGGTTTCCACGGCAGCCTTGTTGTCGGAGAGCGTTTCCGCCTCCGCAATGGTGAGGGCGGTCACGTTGTCCGCCGTGTTCATGCGCTCGCGTGAGGCTTGTTCAACCTGCACGCGCTGCATTTCGCTCTGGTCCTGCGATGCCTGCCGCATCGTGAGCTGCTGCTGCATCTTCTCCTGCCGCTCAGTGTCCGCCGCTGCCTTCATGGCATCGCGTTGCGCATCGCTCTGCGATTGCTGAGCGCTACGCTGAGCGTCCCCGGCGAGCTTCGCCTGCACTTCGGCGGAGCGAGCCTGAATCTGCTCGCGCTTGCTCTTCGCGGCGATCTCCGCCGTTGCGACCTTGGCCTGAGAGGCGGGGTCCTGCGGAGTCGGAGGGCTGAAAGCCTCCAGCACCTGTTGTGCACGCTGAAGGATCGCCGGCAGCGCCGCGAACGTGCGTGGAGCCACGGCAGCCACCTCCGACGAAGCGGCGGCAAGCGTCTTGTCCAAATCCTTGCGCGTCTGCGGATCGCGAAACTTCATGAGGGCACCCAGGTCCTGGCCTGCATCTCCCGAGACGGTTTCGTAAATCTGATTCACGTACCAGAGGGATACGTGCTCCTTGAGATGCTGAAGCGCGGCGGGCAGGTAGGTCGGTGCGATCACCGGCAGCATGCCGAGCACCGGAGAAGTCATGAAGTCGAGCAGCACCTGAATGTGGGCAAGGTGATCCTGATCCGGGAATGCGGCGACCGGGCGCCCGTAGGTCATCGCAAGGTTCTCATTCACCGCGTTCATGGGCTCGGCGGTCGGAGCGGGGACCAGCAGGCTTTCCGCATCCGGAATGCGCGTCTGCTCCAGAATCATCAGCTCGACTTTGCGCTGGTCATACAGCGGGTTCATTTGCGCGCGCTGCGCAACAATCTGCATCTGAGCGAAACGCTGTACGTCGCTGAAGATTTCCGGGTCGCTCACCGGGATGACATCGAGCGGGCCATCGAAGTCTGCCCGGCGCGCCATCAGCTCCCCGGTTTCGTTGCGTACCTGGTTGTCCACGAGATACATGCGATTGATGCGGTGGAGGATGCCAAGCGTGCGCGCCATTGCTTCGTGCAGGCGGGCATGGATGGCGCTGAACACCTTCATCCCCTGCTCGATGAGCGCGAGTGTCGTGCCCACCGGCATATTCGCGTTGGAAGATTCGCTGAACTTCTCAAACGTCGTCTGGATAACGCCCTTGCCGGCGTCCACGCAAAATCCGAGCAGTGAGAAGAGGGTGGCGGAGGGCGGATTGAACGGCACCGGCATCAGCAGCTTTCGGATGTCGTCCGTGGCGATGCCCCCCTCAACCTCCGTCACCTGGGTTACTTGCAGCTCAAGGGACTGGCCGCTGAAGTTTGTGCCCTTAAGCTTCAGCAGCGTGGGAATGTTGTTGATGTGCGCGGTGTCGAGCAGCGCACGCAGGGCGCCGGTCGCCGCGCCCGCAAGCGAGCCAATCATGTGCGCGAGGCCGATGGAGCCTCCGCGCCACGGAACGAAGGGCCATTCGCTCATCCAGAACATGCACTGCTTCGTCTCGTCCGTCTGTTCCCAGTTGCGAACGACGGCCGTCACGGCCTTGCTGTTGGGGTCGATGCTGATGCGGTACGGCCCCATGCCCTCGTCGTCTTCCAGCTCCGCGTACACCATCACTTCGTACATGGCACGCAGGCCATCGGAGTTATAAATCTCTTCTTCCTTGCCCTCGATTTTCTGATTGGCCTTCTCGGGCTTTGAGATTTCCGGCGCCATAGCCGGAGGCTTCAGGTCGATGTCGCGATAGATTCCTTCGTTAACACGCTTGTCGAATTCATACTCCGTGATGTATTCGACGTAAGTCGTGCGTTCGGCGGTGTAGAAGCTGCTCGCTGCATACGGCAGATACACGTCATCGACAGGGACGAAGCTCGGCACCGGACGCTTTTTCTGCGCGTCATAGACGATACGCAGGTAGCCCACGCCTGCGAGCGGGGTCTGTGTCAGCAGTTGCTCAAGCTCGGAGCGAAACTCCGGCATCTGCTGCTTGCACTGCCAGTTGAGGTATTTTGTTTTGCGCTCAGCCTTGGCTACGCGCGCTTTGGTGGCTTCGCCGGGGATGTAATCGCGCGCCGGGCCGTCCGCAGGGAACAGCTCGCGGATAGCGCGTGACGAGAAATCCACGCACGCTTCCGTGAGGAGCGGATGGACCACCCGCGACGCGCCCTGAAAATTCGCGCCACCAGGCGCATCCTCACCAAGCCCCGTGCGCCGCAGCCCCTCTTCATATTGCTTGTCCCGTTTCTTCCGGCAATCTTTGTCGTAGTCAATCTTCTGTAACAGCTCCATGCACAGCGCGTTCAGCTCATTCTGGTCAATGTCGTCCGCGATGTTTCTGTAGAAACCTTCCTCTTCAGCAACCTCCCGATCCTGCGCCATCGTGACGATAGCGCCACCATCGTCGGTGTCTTCGGTATCGGCGGCAACGGGGTTCCCTGCCAGCTCCATGACGGAGCCGGCCTCAATTTCTTCAGCCATGATTTATTTATGCCTGCGGGTGGGGAAGCCCTTCGGGCTTCGTGGTGACGTTGGACCAGTCCGCGCCGGGGACTGCGAGGCGCATGCGTATCTTCCAATCCTTGCTCTCGAAATCGCGCTCTATCTCTGGGCCACTGCGCCGGTACAGAACCGCCGGCTTCGATCCCCGAAGTGACTGCCGCAGCGTTTGCAGCGCCGCGCGCAGCGCTGCGGAAACGTTGCTAAGTTCGGCGCCCCGGTAGCCGAGGGTTACGTACCGATACATTTCACCGTCCGGGGTCGTGTGATAGCTCTTTGGGTCCCCGTCCACGCAGTCGAACTCATGCAGTGCGCCACAAATTTCCAAAAGCGCAATGGTCTCAGCGTCAGGACACATCGTATTTCTCACACTGCATATGGATTAATCACGGGGCCGGGCTTCTTGCGCACCACGTCGTCTTCGTCCCGTTTGATCGCGGGAGTGAACGCGGGTATCCACTGGTCCTTCAGCACGCGCAGCGCGGCGGTTGTGGAGTCGAGCAAGTCATCATGTGCAATCGTTCCCTCGCCGGAGTACGAGCACACCTGAGTAATGAGCGGATCGGCCCACATCTTCGGGCGACCCGGATGCCGGTCGCTTTCGACAGCCCATACGCGGCCGAAGGCAAACAGCGGGCTTACAAGATGAAGACGCGCGAGCTTGTCTGCGCGACCGGGGTTGTACGCGTGACAGAGCAATCCTTCGCGTGCCAGCGCCTGACGCAGGCTGATCCCGGAGCCCTTGTCTTCAATGACGATCATGTCGATGCCGTGGCCGCCTTTGTTCTTCGGCCGCGCGTTGCCATAGATCGGGTGCGCGATTTCTTCTGTCTCGCCGTATTTCCCCTGTGCTTCTTCTTTTACCCGCGCAACCAAATCGGGAAACCCGAGCTTGTCCTGCCAGGCATCGAGCAGCAGCACATGGCGCGTGGACTTGCCTTTGACGTGACTGCCGGCGCGAACCGTGTCGGGCGCGTATTCCTCCCACACGCCCCACACGCTGCATGCGGTGAAGTCCGTATCGCGCGTCTTTTTGTCCACCGTATCTTCCGTGAACGCGGTATCAAGCGACATGACGATGCACAGGAATCCCGGCAGCGGCTTATTCACCGGCCAGAGCTGCCATTGCGAGCGCCTCACGATGCCGCCTTCTTCGGGGTCGATTAATCTTCCGAGCGCTTCCTGCTCCCAAATACGCGTGCCGCGATATTGCTCAATCTCTTCGAGCGTCGAAGCCGGCAGGTTGTCGGCGTTCTCGTGAATGGCGCCGGTGACGATGACGGTGCCCTTCGCGGGGTTCATACGCTCACGCATGAATCCCGTAGGGCGCGGCGTCGTCGTCCACATGCAGCGGGGGCGTTTACCCAGGCGCAGGCCGAAGATCATGTTCGACCACGCCTCTTCGGGGTACGCCCATGCGGCCAGCTCTTCTGCCCATACGCGGTGATGCTGCGGGCCGCGAAGACGGTCGGGCGAGTCGCCGGCAAATCCGCGCAGCACTGCGCCGTTCCACAATGTGAGCGAGGGGACTGAGCGGGAGTAGTCTTCCGGCTTGTAGAGGATCGGCGGAATCACCGCGAGCAATCCGGTGGGTCCCTCAAAGCATGTATAGCGCGCGTCCTGATAGGTAGGCGCGATCACCGCGTTGAATGAGTTGGGATGCTGCGCGGCTTCAAGGCCAATCCAGTTGGCCCCGGCCAGGGTCTTGCCGAAGCCGCGACCGCTGCATACGCCGAAGACTTTCCAGTCCGGGTCGATGGCATCAGGCGGGAGCTGTTTTGGGCGGGCCTGCCGTAACCACCGCGCCTTCCAATACGCCACGGCTAGCTCATGCTCCGACAGCTCTTCGAGCTGTTGGCGCAAGGCGAATTCGTCGATCAATGCAGCGTCGTAATTGAACTCATAAGTTGGGAATGGCTATCGTTCGGCGCGTTCAGAAAATGGGGTCTGGGTCGATGTACTCCGCGCTCCATTCATAGCGGCCACCGGGAAGGCGATGCACGCCCGAATCACCGCGAGCGTATTTCTCGCGCAGGTAATCCTGGTAGCCCAGTGCCGGACGCATCGGACAGTCTGGCGTGTGACTTGAGCCCGGCGGGGCCGAGCATTCCGGGCAGAGCGTCGCTGTGCGCTCGCTGGCCGTGCGCTGTGCGTCTATGGCAATATCTCCTCATGTACTTTGAGCCCGACAAGCAGCGTCTTTCGCATTTGCGGCTGGATGGATATCCGCCGCAGGCGCAGCTTGTGTTTTGTCCGCGATGTGATTTCCAGTACCCGCCGCAAAGCGCAGGCCCGCGCTGGTGCCCGCAGTGCGATGCAATCCTGCATCTGACGACCGTGACGCGGGACCTTATCGAGCTGGTTCAGGCACGCGCTGCATGATCGATATTCGCGCGGTGGAAGAAGAACTCGCTCAACGGCTGGAGCTATGGCATTTCGCCGGCATGGCCGGCACTCCGCCCACGGCGCCGTGCTTCACAACGAGCTGGGCGGAAGCGGGGCGTGTCATCGACGCCATGCTTAAGCGCGGTCATGAATTTGAACTGAGCCGATTCATGGAATGCACAGGCTGCGGCTGGATCGCCCACTTCCTGCCTCTTGCACCATGGAAGCCCCAATGGCCACGCACCGTGCTGAGCGATCCCGAAGCGGCCGGGCCGCTCGTCATTGCACTGGCGGCGCTCGTGGCACTGATGGCAATGGACGCGCTGGCAATTCCGCCCGCAACATGAGCTTGCACAAAAAGCGCAACATAATGTTGCAACTAGTGGTACGCTCTAGTCGCTCGCAGGCCCGTGGGGTTCGGGGGAACTCTCCTGCTGCATCCTGAGTTACGCCTGCGCCCCGCCGTCGTGAATTGATATTGGTGGCGCCGGAACGGGTCTGCGAGCACTCAGCCCGGCGGCAGGGTGATGCCAGACACCTCATGCAGAGGCCGAAGCTCTGCGATGCCGGGCACCGGCTTATCAGTCCACAGAAGGGGAGCTGCGCGCAATGAGATGAGCCATGAGCGCCATCCGTTGCGCTGATCGACACCGAAATAGCGCTGCGCAATGTCGCGGGCTTCAGGGCGCTTATCCGGATAGTGGCATCGCAGATATGCGAGTACGTCCGCCGCCTCCGCGATATAGCAGGCGAGCGCCATGGAATGCGCAAAGTCCACCATATGTGGACGCAGGCGAATCTTCGCCGCGTCCGGTGGTATCTGCTGGTCGAAAGAATTCACCATCAATAATTCTTCACTACCCATCTAAGTGCCTTGTTCTCAATGAAGTACAACGTCCGGGCATGTGCTACGCTCTACTTTAGCGAAGGGGGCGACATGGCAGCAGACTACAGATTGAGCGTAGCTCAGAACGTGGCCACCAGAGAAAAGTCCGATCAAATCGGCGCCCCTCTGGAGCAAAATCTCACCCGCGAAACGATTCACGTTCTGGCAGACGTATTCACGCGCATGGCGGGGCTCGCGCGCGATAGTGGCGTCATCACTGATGCGGAACTTGTCACGCTGCGCACCGAAATTGGCATGCGGCTGCGCGTTGGGAAGCCGTCAAAATTTACCTATCTGGAAACCGAGCTGGGGCGCTGTCTTGCGCGATTCAGCGGGCCGGCGTCGGCCGGCATGCTGTCAACGGCCAGCAATCTTGCGCGCACCACCGTGAATTCCGTGCTGCATGGGTTGCGACAGAAACTCGCGGTCAATGTTGAATATCGCAAGAACGTGGGCTACTACACCCTGACCGAATCGGCGGCTGAATTCCGCGAAGCTGCCACGGTGCTCAGGATTGGCGCCGGGGCATTGCTCCAGACGCCGATTGTTTCGTCGTCAAAGAGCTATCGCGCTCCAACGCTGGTGCGCAAAGAACGATGAGCGGCGAGGCTCCCCCGCTTCAGTTTCGCGGCCCGCAGGGTGGATTGCCGCCAATGTGGACCGTTTACTATCGGCCGCGCGACTGGCAGGACGCCAAATATGTTGTGCGCGTCTGGTACGGCGAGCGCATGACCGAAGAAGTCGCGCCGTTTGACGATCTCACCGCCGCGCGGGCGGCGATTGCGCTTGCGGGTGGCTGCGCGCGATTAGAGCGCAGTCCGGAAGACGATCCGGCCATCCTGGAGGTTTGGATTTGAGCTTCACCGTAAGTTGTTGACCTGGAAGGGCCCGCCACGGCCCTGATGACCTTGAGCGGCCCTCAAGTTAGAATGGGACGCTGGCACCACATATAAGAAGAGTGCGCACGGAAAGGGATGACATGCTGGCAGACGCAGAAAGAAGCATTCGCCTGGGCGACCTGGCCATATCAGATGAGCTGCGAATCCTCGTCTTCGGAGGCCGTACCTACCCGCACTCCGCATTCGTCCATGAGGAGCTGTTTAAGCTCACGGACGGCATCCCGTTCAATCGCGTCACGATCATCCACGGCGATGCGAACCGGAAGAAAAAGATCGGCGCGGACTATTACGCCCATACGTTCTGCGAACAGTGGCGTCACGAGGGCATCATCGAAGAGCCATACCCCGCAAAGTGGGGTGACATCACCGTTCCGGGCGCCGTGGTTCGCCGGCACCCCACCGGAGAAAATTACAACGTGGTGGCCGGCTTCATCCGCAATCAGGAAATGCTCGACAAAGGCAAGCCCACTCATGCGCTTGGCTTTCCCGGCGGCAACGGCACTGACGACATGCGTCGCCGCATCGAGCGCGCCAATGATAGCGGGGCGCGCATTGTGTTCAAGATGATCGCTTACTGAAGGAAACAGAAATGACTCCGCCGTCCTCGTCACGTGATGCAGACGACGCTGCGCGGTATCGCGCAATCCGTGCCGCCCGCGTCGGCTCTCACGGGCATTGTGAGATATGGAACGTGGCGTACGTCAGGCAGCAACTGGACGACGCCATCGATTGCGTCCGAGGCGCAGTGAAAGCCCCAGCGCCTCACCCTGATGAGCCATACAAAACCGTGATGACCCGTATCGAGCAGCTAATGCTCTCGGACCCGGCGAAAGACTCGCCGGACGGCGCCGAGCTGAGTTTGCTGGCGGACGTGGCCGTGTTCTATGAGAGGCGCCGATTTCCCCAATTCACAGGCGCAGTGAAATGCTGGGCCTGTGACGACAACTGGCCGCTGGACGGCGAGTGGCATCGCATGGGCGGCATGCAGACGATTTGTAAGAAGTCCCTTCCTCAAGCTCCCGGTGGAGAAAAACGATGACGCCAGTGCGCGTTGACCGGCTGAAGCCTGGGCCGTACCGGATGGAGCCGGTGCAATGCCCGGGATGCGGCTACATCATGACGAAGATGAGTGGCTTTGCCAGCGGCGGCAATCTCGATAACACCCGGCGCGATCCGTGCGCCACACGAATCATGGTGTGCGCACGCTGCGAAGTCGCCATCGCGCGATGGCAGGATAACTCAAAGGCCCGCGTGGTTGTGCTGGCGCTCGATGAGCGCGCAGAAGCAGAGTTGCCACCTGAGGTACGCGAATCATTGCGCGAGGCGCGCAATCAACTGCGAATCGATAAGGCGCTCGGCAAAATCACCGTGCCGCCCATGGGGTCGCCATGACGAAGATGGTCTATCGCATTTATCTCATCGGGGATGCTTCCGGGCTGCCCTTCGCGGACTGGCCGATTGAGCGTGTGATCTGGTGCGGAAACACTAACCCGACAGATGCGCAGTATGAGGAGCTTCTCACTGAATATGGCATGCGTCGGATGCTGGCGGCCCTGGAGCCCGAAGAAAGGCCGATGCCCGCCACCGTACGAGAGTTTTGGGAGTTGGCGCCATGAAATTCCGGGAACATCGCGGCACGCTCGCGCTCGATGACTCAATGCAAACCTGCGTCGAGCTTGACGACCGCGCCGCGCTCGTTGAGCACGTGACGCGGCTGCACGATTGCTTCATTCACGACTACGATTTTTCAAATCTCGTCGTCAAGCCCTACTTCATGGAGCGTGACACACGCTGCGGCTGGGAGCAGACGTATATCGTCGTGCTTCCGGGATTTGGCCCCATCGGCTTCACCGATGGTCCGGCAGAACGAAGCCGGCTTCAGAAAAGCCGCGACGGATTTTGCGCGTTCGCGCGAGGGCTGCGCTCAAAAAGGACACTCAAAGCCCTGTGTGCAGGAAGCCTTGCATTCAGTGAAATGCTTCTGCTTCTGCAACTGGACGCCAACTGGTACTGGACCCTGATTGCGATGGCCATCGTGCCCATGGCCATCATGGTGGGCGGATGGTCCGCCGGCATATTTGAGAATCAGGAAACGACGCGCACGGCGTATCGGCATCGTTGCCGCCGCAGGGAAGAGCGCGTTCAGGCGCGCATCGACGCGTTGCGCGCGGGCTCTACTGTCATCGCGCATCGCTTTGAACCAGGCGATATGCCGCATCAGTGCAAACACTGCGGCTGGCCGAAGGGGAATCACCTTTGAAATCGCGCGACTTCCAAAAACTCGACCGTGCGCTACGACACGCGCCGGCCGATCCGCCGCGCGTCACCCTTCGCAAGACCACGATCACGAAACAGGCATGGATTCGATGGCGCATGCAACTTGGCGCGGGGCGGCGTGAAGCACTGAAGCTGTGGCATTCATTCCGCGAATGGGCGGACCAGGAAGCGAAGAATCCCCGGCCGCGAGTGCTCACGATTGAATCATGGCAGGACTGGGAGCGTGAATTCCGTGCGTTTCTCGATGAGATGCCACGCAAGCCGTACCCGTTCCTCGCGCTCGTCGCCCAGATTGAAAAGCGGCGCGAGCAGCAGGCCGTCATCGCGCAACGCAAAGCCAGAAATCTGGAGCGCTACAAGCGGCGCTATGCGCGCGCGGGGGCCCAAAGGATGAAGTCGCCGTGAGCAACATTCAGAAGAAAGCAGCGCGCTATGTCGTGGAACTTGATAACGACGGCTGCAGCGATGCGCGACGCGCACGAATTCAGAAATGGCTCGCGAAGGACCCCCGTCACCAGGAGGTCTTCAATATCCTGCGGGCAACCATGGACCTCGCCGCGCGCGCGTTCCGCGAGCGCAGGCTGAAGAAGGCGCACTGAACTCGATGGGCAAAATATACGTCGCCGATGCGTGGGATGGGCTCAGCAGCACAGCTCGGAGCTGGGCGTGGCTTGCTGAAAGCCGTCCTGACCTGGTCGTGATCTGTTTCGACCGCGACTACAAGCTCGCCCACGGCCATGAGCCACAGGGCGTCGCGATCTGGAAATTCCGCATCGGCACCGGCACCGGCTGCGACGGCGAGCCGGTCTGTGTCGGCAAACTCATGGCGTTCCAGGATGCGGTACTCATCGCGCAGCGCTACGCGGGCTCGCTGTGGCGCGAAAAAGGATTCCAGCACATCTACGTGGTGCCCTGATTCAACACGAGGAAATTTCCATGAAGACGAAACTCGTTGCAGTTGTGATGCTGTGCATGCCGGAGCCGCCACCATGACGGGCGATGAATACATAAAAGAGGTCTCTGAGCTACAGAGCAAGTACGCGCTGACGGACGGGGAGGTTGCGAGCGCTCTTGTCGGCGTCGTCATCGCGCTGACCCTGCGCCGGGACGTACACCCGCTCACGTTCATGCAGTGGGCCATCGATAACGCCACCATGGAGGGGGCACCCCCTGAACTCCGAAAGAGGACGACAGTGAGAAATATTCAGCGTGGTCTGCTGTGCATCGTCATCGCGGTGCTCGCGGGCCTCACGGCGTATGGAGCATTTCATCCGGGCTGGTGGCGCTGTCCGTGAAAGCCCGGTTCAGGATGTTCACGGCCGTAATTCATTCCGGCTTCAAAAGACTTCGCTTCCGGCTCGGTCAGGCAATACCAAATGGGCTGCTCGCTGCCATCGGCATCACGATGCAGGAACAGGAAGCCACCCTTCGGGGCGGGGAGATTTTCAGAGGGAAGCTCAGTCATGTTCAACTCCGGTGCTCAGCGTTGTGCTGAGCGGTCTGCATCAAAGGAGAGTTTGTGAATATCGCCATCCAGATTGACCTGATAACGATCTTCTGCGTCACGTGCGCCGTCATCGCCTGCATGGTCGTGTACTACTGGATCTTCTTCGATCACAGCTCCGATGACGAGAGCGAGCCATGAGCGGCGGACACTGGGATTACCAGGAGCACCAGGTGCGTGATCTGCTGGAGCGCGTTGCCGAAGATACGCAGGTTAAGGCGCGCTTTCCGAGCCTTGCCGTGGAGCTTGCGGCGACGGCCACCATCCTGCACGAGATCATCCATGCGCTCGACTATGACCTGAGCGGCGATACGTCGATCCAGGATGACACCGCCTTTGAGAAGCAGGCGCTGCGGAAACTGTGCAGCCCGCTGCGCGGGCGCTAGCGGGGAGTCGATCATGCAACAAGGTCGCGGCGGCATGGGATCACACAAGCACGGCGTGAGCGGGCGGGCACCCAAGAGCCCGAAGCTGCGGCACAGAATGAAGCTCGATGCCGAACGTCAGGACAGAAAGGCAAAGCCATCGGCCTGCACGGCATCCAGCATCGCCGAACTGATGAAGAACCGATGAGCATCATCCGGACCCTCCGGCGTGCCTTTGCGCCGAAACGAGAGTTGAAATTCTATCCGGTCGGAACGCGGGTGCGCGTCATCAGGTGCGTGTACCTGCCGCAGCTTCTGGGGATGACGGGGACGGTCATCGGCGACCCAAAGCCGTGCGAGACCCCCCCCCTGAAGTTCCTGTGGTGGGAACGAACTCACCGATGGGTGGGCCAGTATGTCGCCATCGACACGGTGGGATGTCGCATGCGTGACCCATGGGGGGTCTGTTGGTATGCCCCGTCTCCCGATTGCATCGAGCCCATTGAGGACGGGCAGTGCGCCGAAGCGCAGATCACGGAAGCGCTCACGAGAATTGCGAAACAAAGTCAGCGCGGAGTCATCGAACAGGTTGGCCCGGCGTGATTGAGCCGGGTCACAAATTGCCGAAGCTCCGCAGTACGCGCCTCATCCCGGTGGACCCGGAAGGAAAGGGAGGCACCGTGCTCGCGCTGCCCGCTCACGCGGCCTGCCTTGGATGGGACCCTCAACAGAGCAGATGGGTCCCGGCGTGAGAGCGTGGACAGACTATCCGATTGCAGAGCTGGGCGATGCGCCCGGCAAGCTTGCGCCAATCCGCCTGGTCAACGTGACCGCATGGGACCGTGACAAGTATTGCTCCGTGGAGATCGCAGGGGCTCACGAACTGGTGAAGCGCTGCTACCTCTACAAGCAGCGGGGGCGGGTCGGGAAGGCCCGGCGCATCAGTAAGCGACAGCTCAGGAAGCTGCCTGAACGCTGAGCGAAACGCATGAGCACTTCCACTTACGAGATTGCGGCGCTCAGGAAGGACCCCGAGAAGGCGATGATGGACATCATCACGCAACACGCGAGAGCCAACGGCATCGACCCGGAGCACGTCGCGTGGGAGCTGGTCACCATGGCGGGCGACTCGATCCTTGCGCCTGTGACCAGCGGCCCGAAGAAGGGCGTCATCAGAATCAAGATTTCGTCCACCCACTAAGGAACGCTCGTGAGTACCCGCGACTTCTGTCTGCGTATCTATCGTGAAGCCCCCGACACCGGGGAACTCACCTGTCTTTACAGCGGCGTGCTCGGCGAGGGCGTTCCCGAAGACATCTGGGATGTCTATCACCGCGAGGCCGAAGCCGGGAACCTCCCCCTCACGGGCTCCATTGAGCCGAAGGACACCCAGCCTGCCCAAAGTCTGCCCGAACTGATCGCCCGAGGGCGCTCCTGACGCTCTGCGATATGCAGAGCGTGCTATGGAAAAAATACTATGTGAGTACCCGTGGGGAGGCGCGGGTACCTGCCGGCCGGCCTCTTTACATAAGGGGTCGTGGGGGTCTCGGCACGCATTATGGCAAGTCTGGGATTAAGTTAAGGGACCCGACGGCCCTGGATGCCACGATTATGGTGAATCGGGGGATATGACAGTGTCCTGCGTGTCAGGTGCGTGTCAGAATCACAGCTAACTCATTGATTACATTCATGAGTGTGATGTCTGACACAGAAGTCACACCATGCTATTGATTCACAGGTGAGACAGTGCAATGCATTGTTTCACGGGTGAGCGTATGCAAGGGGAGGGGGCTGGGAGCTGCCCAGCCAGCCAGTCAGCAGTGCACCCAGTCAGCCCAGTCAGCCCCAGCCAGCCAGTCCCCGCCAGCGTGCTCCGCCGCTGCATCCCGTGCCGCCCTTACGGGCAGGTATCCCCAGACGGGCACGGATCGTAATCCCGCCCGTGTCAGCTCAGCCCCCGGATGCGTCCTGAAGCGTGGACACGCCAGCCCCGCATCTCCATTCTCAATCTGCATCCTTGTGATGCCGCACAGCTCGCACGCTTCGGATGTCGGACTCATCGCGTGTTCACTGAATGCGATGCCTGCCTGCCTCACGTACTCATTGAACGTCATGACGCTCATACGTCTGTGATGCTCTCAGTCTGCATAGCAGCCGCTCTGTGTACCGCTCCCCCTACGGTAGCCACTCCTTCGCGCCGTGCGTTCTCGGCTCGCCTGCTAAGGCTACTGCGGGCTTGTGATGCCTGAGCTTTGAGCATTGCATCCGGTTTGTGCGTGATAGCGGGCAGTGCATCGGGTGTTGTGCGCTCCTGGCGCTCCATTGCGGGGGCTGCCATCAGCACAATGAGTTTCTCGACCAGGTCGCGCCTCACCTCCGCTCGCACCTTCAGCTCCCCGCTCAGCTCCATATGGGTCTCACGAGGCAGCACCTTGCCCAGGAGGCCAAGGAACGGTCCGGGATTCTCCTCCGCCTGGCGTGCCAGGTACTCCACCCCGCCTGCCTGCATCAGTGCCTTGAGCGTCATGGCTCGGAGGTCGGGGAGCACGTTCGGTGTGCCTTTCTGTCGGCCACCGAAGCGCACCCCCTTGGGCGGTCTGGGGAGCGAGCTATTCATACACTACTGATCCACGCATATAGATAAGAGTGAGCAGCGCACTGCGTTGCGCTCACTGTGACGTTGAGCGTCCATAAGTGACGGAATATTTGTCACTTCCTGACCGTCTGTGTCAGCTCCAAAAGACTAAGTGACTGATAACGCTGCGGCTCAGTTCGTTGGCACGCGCGTTGCTTGTCTTTTATCGCCAGGGCTTTACCCTGGTAACGGCCAGAGGATAGCTTCCGCGCACGCAGGCGGTCACGAATCCCAGGCCGATGCTCAGGCCAGCCCTGAGCTGTTATTTCAAAACTTGAGACTTCGGGAGAGGGATAGCGGGCCTTAGCAACGCTGTCGCTTCCCTCTCCCTGACGGCCAGACGCATGCAAGAGGGTGCATTCCGCTTCCCTCTCCAATGCGAGGCCCCACCAAATGACACGGATTATCTGGCCAGAGTATCGGCTTGTATCTGATGAGCAGATGCGCGCCTGGTACGCCGATGCAATCGCCAATGACACCTATGAGGCGAGCGACCCCTGTGCAATTGAGCGCGGGCTGTGTGACCCAAACGAGATGGCACGCGCACTCGACTTCGCCGGTGTGCTCACGCTGGCCGCGCAGTGACAGTCAACAGGGCGCACGCAACGCGTGCTCCCGATTGAACGCCATACGAGGGAATGAGCAATGAACCAGACCCCCAGTCGATTAGCGAATCTCAAAGCGCTTGCGCGGTTCGTTGAGCAGCATGACTGCCATGCGCACGTCGTCAATGACCGCGTGAGAATCGGCTCACACGCGATTGACCGCGATAACGTGCCGTTCACCATGCTGGACGATGTCCAGACGCTCCAGGAAGCGCGCGATGCCCTGGGCTATTGACGCTCAACAGTGCGCCCGTGATCGGGCGCACGATTGAACGCCAACACAACGAGGGACACGACCATGGTCAAGCGATTCAAAGCAGAGCAGCACGTCCGATACACGGGGCCGGAACGATCAATGCACGGCAAGGTGGGAACGGTCGCGGCGCCAACGTCCGGACGTACCACGCTCGTCAAATGGCCGGACACGGAGCGCGCGGTCTACACGCGGTTCCTTGAGCTTGCCACGCTGTGACGCTCAACAGATGGCCCGTATATCGGGCCATCGATTGAACGCCAACAAGGAGGGCGCCATGTCCAAGCTACACCCGCTCTACATCCGCGCGGCAATGGAAATAGCCTCGAAAGAGGGCGCGAACCCTTACGACCGTTACGCCGCAATCATGGCGGCATACGCGCGCTTCACGCGCCCCGCCGTCCCCATTGTCGAATCGCTGCCCGAATGTCTGCGGCGCCGACAAGCCGATTGAATGCCAACACAACGAGGCACACATGGACCCCGAAGCAACATTACAGACACTGTCGCATGCGGTTAAAGCGCGCAAGTACGGCGAAGCCGTCACGGCACTCAATAACTATTATCGGTGGCGCATTCTTGGGGGCTTTCAGCCGATGAATGGCGACACGCGCGCCGATGGTCTCGCCAATGAATTGGCTGACGCATTGGAAGCATGACGCTCAACAGTGCGCCCGATCACGGGCGCACGATTGAACGCCACAACGAAGGGGTCACAGCATGCTGCTAGTCATCAAAGGGACACGACAGGACGCGGAAACGGCGCTTGCCGCGCGGAACATTCCGGCCGATTACGTCGGGCCACGCCCGAACATCACAGGCGACGAGAACGGCCGCGACTTCGCTATGGTTACATTCCGCACGGATGACACGAACGGGGATCAGGTGTCGGCCTGGTTTACGTCGGACGGTGCGCCACCTTATCCGCCTGGCTCATTGCTGCACTATCAATGGGAGCATGGCTTCCCCGCGTGACGCTCAACAGATGGCCCGAACCGGGCCATCGATTGAACGCCATACGAGGGTCAACAGATGTCTGAAATTCTATCCAGCTATTTCGCCGGGTACGAAGCCGCGAAGCGTGCGGACGATGCATACGAAGCCGCATGCGTCGCGCACTACGGCGCGACGAATCAGCGGTGGCGCATCCATACGGATGCGGCAATCCTTTCCGCCCAGGCCGCGAAGTTTGCCGCTGATGAAAAGATGCACGCCTCATGGAATGCAATCCCCGCACAGGTCATGGACCGGGTTTCCGGCAAGTGACGCTCAACAGTGCGCCCGATCACGGGCGCACGATTGAACGCCATACGAGGGACACGATATGTACAAGGCACGCTTCAGCGTGACATTCGAAATTGTCACGCAAGAATCTGCGGAGGACGGCGAACGCGGATTCATCGAACAGGACGCCACATTGCGCGACGCAATCGAAGCTGTAAACCGCACGCGAACCAATCGCGTGGACGGCGTGGAATGCATAGAAGCCGATTCGCATCCGTGCGTGCGCCCACGCTGGATCACGATAGTAAACGGGATGGAATTCGAGACTGGCGCGAATGAATCGCGCGCGCTCCACATACCCGACACCGTGACGGCCTCTAGTGCCCGCCGAATCGCGCGCCTCGTGGGAGCGCGCGTATGAGCAAACTGGAAGCCTTTTGACGCTCAACAGATGGCCCGTGCGCGGGCCATCGATTGAACGCCACCAAACGAGGCACCTATGAAACTACATGCTCCATTCATCATCGGCGCGCGCCTGTTGCCCGCGCTCCGCATTGGCGACGCGTTCCTGTCATTGGAGGGAATGACAGAAGTGAACGTCTCCACCGGGAAGCTGCGCATGCGCCGCATGTGTCCCGCTTTCATTCTGGACATCGGGAGCCAGGAATACCGCATAGACGACATGCAAAGCGGGGCGGGAGGCTTCCGCTCTGTCGTGGAACCGTTCGAAATGCTGCTTTCATTCATGAGCGCTTGCGCCGAATCAATCCAGTATCGGCAGCGCACGGGACACGGTGGAGACAACGCGGACCTGTTCGCGCCAGCCGTGGCGCAATGGTGCGCGGATAACTCATCCGAAATTGAATCCGCGCAGTGCGCCATTCAGGACGAAAGCGGCGAGGCGCGACACGAACTGATTGAAGCGTGACGCTCAACAGGTGACCCGTGCGCGGGTCACCGATTGAACGCCATACGAGGAACGAGACATGCCTTATACATTCAGACCGCACGACATTGTGCAAGTGTTGCGCGAGTCCGGTGACTGGGAAGAATGGGCAATAATCCGCAACGAGATAGACGCGGCAAGCGCCGTGGCCCTGGTCGATAAAACGGGCGAGCATGCAAACAATACGGCCGCGTTTCGCATTACGCGCTATCAGATAGGCTCGGGCCATGCGCCCGTCTATCCGGTCCCGCCCGTCATTACGGACACTGATAGCAGTCTGATTGCCGATGCGTTGCGCCATGCGGCGGCCCGCTATGACGAATGCCAGGCACTGGCTACGGTTTCCTTTTCAGGCCTGGCGGAGCAATTCGCGAATCAGGCCAGGCGTGCGCGGGAGCTTGCCGATATCTTCAGCAATTACCCGCACGTGACTATATCTCTCACTCCCTGACGCTCAACAGTGCGCCCGATCACGGGCGCACGATTGAACGCCACAACGAGGGATATATGAAAAAGCGAAGCTATACCCGCCCCTATGTCGGGCTTTTGCCCGATGGCACGCGCGAAGTATTCCGCTATGCGGGAACGCCAACCAATGAAACTCACGGCGCGCGTTACGCGGCTGTTATTGGCGCTTTCCGCACTCGGCGGGGAGCTGAATTCATGCGCAAACATGGCCGCGCGAACCCGCATTGCGTAACTGTCATGCAAGCGGAACGGCTCGCCATTGCGCACGGGTGACGCAATGAACGATACAGCCGCACAGAACGGGCCGGAGCAATTCATACCGCCGTTGATTGACGCTCAACAGATGGCCCGCCGATGCGGGCTATCGATTGAACGCCACCAAACGAGGCCCCGAAGATGAAAAAACGCTTTCAGACACCGTCAGCCGTTGCGAGCGCAATTAACGACGCGTTTTCAGCCGCGCGTCAATTCCGCGAGTCGCACATCCAGATTGACGCGCGCGTCAAGGAAATACGCGACGAGCTACGAAGCAAGACACCGGCCGGTTCCTGGCGCTATGTGGAATATATGCGCCACTACGCGGAAGGCTACCTTGCCGCGCGATATGAGGATATTTGGCGCCATGTGGAATTCTGTTACCGCGACGCGTGCGGTGTACTGTATTCAACGCACCACGAAAGCACGCACCGCAAAACAGAAGAATTCTACGCATCTGGGCGCGGCGCCGAATTGTCCACGCTCCAGGGGGCGCACGTATGGAAAGGCACGGAGCGCAATTACACGCCATGGGGGCTGCACGGTTCCACGCCGCACATTGTGACGGACGCGCCACGCGCTAATCCTGTGTGACTGTCAACAGATGGCCCGTACGTCGGGCCATCGATTGAACGCCACACATACGAGGGTCACATATGGCACACATTGCGCATGATGTTTATCGCCCGCTCGCCGATTCGGACAATGAGATGAAACATATCGATACCGTTTTTGCTGATTACGATGATCCCGAAGAGATGCGCCGCTCGCTCATCAATCACGATGGCTATGCGCCGGACATCGTCGTCAAATGCAAAGGGAAGACCGCAAGCGGCTCCGTGAAATGACGCTCAACAGATGGCCCGATGTACGGGCCATCGATTGAACGCCAACAGGAGGGTCACAGAATGACGAAATATAAAGTCTTTACCCGCCGCCCGTGGAAACGCAATAAGGCGTGGCCTGGCGGATGGGAGCCGTTCGGCGGCGCGCCGAAACGCACCGTAGAGCGCGGCCTTACGCTGGATGAAGCAAGGCGCCGCTGCGAAGCGGAAAACAAAGGCAAGGAACGCGCGCCTGGGCACAGCGGGGGACAGATTGATGGATATTGAACGCGCAAGAAAACTGAAGGCCGGCGATAGCGTGAGCTGCCCGCCGGATCGGGGAAACGCAGGCTATACCGGGCGAATAACGTACATACAGCCGCAGGCGCCAGCCGCAACGAACATTCACGGCGTGCCTTATATCTGGATCACGGTGCGGGCTTCGCACTCACATGCAGAAGTATGGCCAAGCAATCGGCTCGGATGACTGTCAACAGGTGCCCCGTGCGCGGGTCACCGATTGAACGCCACCAACGAGGGAACCCCCATGATGACCCAATCTGTGCGCTACAAAAGCGCATCCCCTGATGACTCGCGCGAATTCGTTTCAACCGCCGAATATCGCAAGCCAAAGGCCGGCGAATGGTTCCGCGAGCACGAACCCGCTAATCCGTATTCATTTACGGGGCGGGCAGTGCTCGCAACGGCCGACGGCGCGCGGGAGGCGTTTATCCTGGCCCCTGTTCCTGATCGTACGACTGAGGTCGCACGGCCTAACCCGCACCTGGATGACACCGACCTGGTAATACTGGAGCTGCGCGCGGCGAAATTCAGTGCTTACGCTGACGCGCGGGTGGGCGAATACGTGCTCATGAAAGACGAGGCCGCGCCGCGCCGCTTCACCCATGACTGGGGCGACGTGATCCAGACGACTTGCGGCCCGAGCCATCCCTGCTTCGGTGACACGCGTTTTTATCTGTGCGAGGGCGCCGCGAGCTTTTCGGGTTCCCTCGCGCCCTCCATTCCGAAGAGCACGCTGACGCTGACAGACGAAAAACGCGCGGCAGGGTTCTGGTTCTTCCACCACAACGAAGCCAGGGCACACAATGGCATGGACGTGCGGCTCCCTGTTCGGATTTGGCGGCAAGCGTGACGCTCAACAGTGCGCCCGATCACGGGCGCACGATTGAACGCCACAACGAGGAAACGAAAATGTCAGCCTGGCTCTGTTCTCATCAGCATATCGCGGCCCTTGTCGGTTCGTATATCACGATGCTGGACCAGTATACGAAGGTCGATAATCCGGCCGACGGCGCGAAAACTCTGTACCTGGAGAATATGCGCAGCGTAGACAAACGCTACGAACACAACGCTGAATACGTGGCGGAGGTTACCGCGCACTACGCGGCGCATCCGGTGTCCGCGCGCATGATCGGCAAGTGGCAGCACAGCCCGCTCACGCCTGGCGAGTTTTTCAAAGCCCTGGATTGTTACGAATACCAGGCCTGTGAGTGTGACGATTGGGAGCAGACCGAAGCGGCGAAGCTATGCCGCGATATGCGCAAGACTGCCTGCCGCAGGGTGCCGGAGTATGACGCCTGCCCGTGGGGCATCGATGCCGCCCCGCCGCTCAAGCGTTCCGCTGCGGCGTGACGCTCAACAGATGGCCCGCACTGCGGGCCATCGATTGAACGCCACAACGAGGGTCACACAATGAACGCGAAAGCCGTCCCAAAAGTTATGGGGCACATGAATCACGAGACCGCCACCGTAATCCTGAACATCGACAACACAGAGCGCACGCAGGACTGTTGGGTCATGGCCGCGCGCGTGGCGCGCCTCAGAGCGGAGCCGGATGAGATCAGAACGGCGGAGCAAGTCGCGGAGCAGATGCTTGCGGAGCAATTGCACGCCGAACACGACGCGCACCGGCCGGCGCGTTCCAACGGTGCCGATATCTACTCGTCTCTCCTGAGTATCGCGCTCGGGCGCGTGGAGTGGCGGGCTGTCGCACGGCATGTACTCAGCATGCAAGCCGAGATCGACGCGTGAAGAAACGCCGCACCCCGCTTGAAGGCGCAGAACGGAAAGGGCGCGAAGCCCGCGCAGGCGGCCTCAGTGAGCGCGCTTGTCCCTATCGCGATATCCGCAAACTGGATGGACGGCTCACATGGTCCCGCGCGTTTCGCCGAGCATGGCTGGCGGGGTTCAGAGCATGACGCTCAACAGGTGGCACGTGCGCGTGCCACCGATTGAACGCCAACACAACGAGGGTCAGCCGATGAACCGCTATCAGGTATGTATCCAGGATAAGCACACAGATGACGATGGGCTGCGCGTAGAAATCCCGCTCGATCCCCACGACTACTGGGCGAATTTGCAGGCAGGCAAATGCCCGGACTGCGGGCATCAGTGGGTATGGGCCGAAGCCGGCTGGGTGCCCGGCACTCGTCAGTGCCAGGACTGCGGGTCACTCTATACCGTGCTCGGCGCGCGATATGACGAGGACGACGGCAAGTCTGCGCAGGCCAGGAAGGTGGCCGTCCTGCGGCGCGAGCGATTGTACTGAGTTGAGCGTGGCGCGGAAGTGAAGGCCCGAGAATCAGTGCCAACCTGACCCGCAAATCTTCTATGAGGCCGGGGTCGCGAGACCCCGGAAAGGGCGTCAATCGTGATGCCCGAATCAACAACAGGCTCAGCTTTGATGAGGCCGCGCCACGCTCATCTAGATTCTACCCCAAGATTCGATTTAAGCTCAAGGGTCAACCGATGTTCGATATACACGCACAACCGACAGGTTCCGAGCTTCAGGCGTTCCGCTGCTCCATCTGGATCAATGGGACGGTGTGCACGCAGCAGCAGCTCGCTGATTCTATCGGCACGACGGCCGACCGCATCCACACGTGGGAGGTGGAAAAGGGCGGCACGCTCATGCCCGCGCCGTGGTGGACGCTGACGCGCATCACCTGGGATGCGCTGGCGCTTGCGGAGTTTCAGAAGATCAGGCCGAAACGGGATCAATAACCATAGAAGAGGGAATACACCCATGAATACATCTCAGGCAACGAGCGTAGCGTCAGGCTTCGACGCGATGGGGGAACCCATTCCGAACAAGCGGCGCGACGCGGCCTATGCGTGGGCGCGCGAGAACGGAGCCGAGCGCGCGGAGGCATTCTCCCTGGTCGAGCGTGTTGCGAGCCATCTGGAGCGTGATCGCCCTTACGAAGCTCTCCAGGAAGCGCAAAAGACCATGGGCGCGACCGGCGGCTACGTCGTGATGTCGTACCTGCTTACGGGACCTGCATCGTGAGCGGGGTCACCAGTCAAGAAATCAGTACGCCAACAGCGGGTGACTCCATCCGCGTGGACGGAGAGATTCACTACATAGAGCAGGTTTTGGGCCCTGACTGGTATCAGGTCAGGCCAGCACAATCGCTCTCATTCCCTCTGCGCAAAGTCAACGGCGAATGGGTTTCTTTCGGCCCTGGCTGGCACGGTGAGCGGCTGCGAAATGTCAGAACGCTGCAAGGGGAGTACCTGTGACGCGCTCTGTCGGGGAAGCCGAACTGAATCCGTGGCAGCAGATGTGCGACGACGCAAAACGCACGCTGCTCGCGAACACGTTCCAGCGCCGATTTGAAGAAGGCACCCTACGCACCCGCCTGACATTTGGTGGCTGCGACGTGTGCCCCGGCGGCGTATCGCATGACAGCTATGGCGGATTCCGCTGCACGAACTGCGGCCGGTCGTTCCAGCCTGCCCGCGCTAATCGGGTGCCGAAGTGACGCGCTCTGTAGAAGAACGGGAAGCCATCTCGCGGGTCGCATGCGGAGGCTATCGCTGCGGCTGCGTAATGCTGGCGGCAGATTTCAGCGGGATCCCTGATGTATGCCCGACGCACGGCGCCGGCCAGCTTGGCCCTATCGCATGGGAGCGCAATCCGCACGGCGTGACGCTCGGGCTCTCGCCCGCCCCGTGATCGATCAACAACAAAACGAGGTGACATATGACACGGCTAACTGATGAGCAGCAGCTCGCCCGCGCACGTCGCGAGCTGAAAGACATGGAGGAACATCTCCATGCCAAAAAGGAATTCATCGCCGAACTGGAAAGACGCATTCGCAACACGTTCCCGCCGACAAAGGATGCGTCCCGATGAGCCGTGGAACGGAGAGCAAGCACGAGAGCGGACGCGGCGCGTCCACGCTGCCCGGCAAGTGGGATGAACTGATTGACCGCCAACAGCGTGAACCGCTGCGTGCGGCGATCCGCGACCTGATCGCGGTCAATGATCGCCTGATGGCAGAGAGCCGTGCATCGGGCGCCGGCATGCGTGCCGCCACGCAGGCGCTTCGCATCGGCGCCCTCATTGAATTGATGCAGGAGGCGCGCATCGAGCGCACGTCACGCACCGCATACAAGCGCGTACTGAAAGCGCTGAAGGTTCTCGGGTTCACGCCCGAGGAAGGCGCTCCGGTTTTATGCCGTCTCGATTATCACGAGCGGGACGGCAAGCCGCAGCAATGGCTGATAAACAAAATGCAGAAAGGGAAAAAGAAATGACGATTCAGAACACTGCCCGCACGCGCCGGGGCCTTCGCCGCGTGGTCGCTCTCCTGGATGCCAATCTCCAGGCTATCGAACCGCTTCAGCCGAAGAAGGCCGAGCTTGACGAGCTGAAACAGGCCATCGAATGGATACGCCAGGAGGCACAGGACCCTGAGAAGAAAGGAGACGGCGACACTGATGCGGAGCCGGTGGCCGCGTAAATCCGGCGAAGCTTCGCCTGACTGGCCCTGCGAAAGCGGGGCCAGCAGGGCGCAACTTTCAACGGGAAAAAAGGAAACAGGGCATGAACGACAATATCCCCGCAGACAATGCGGCTGCACCGCAGGGGGCCAGAGTCTACGCGTACGGCTGCGCAGAGCCATCCTCCGGTCTGGATGCTGCGATGGCGGAGCATGAGCGCTGCACGATCCTGTGGGATCAGCTCGTAAAGATCGATCACACCATCGATAAGGAGCTGCGGCGCATCGCCTGCGATGACGATCCGCAGCTCGCCCGTATTGGTCGCGAGATTGAAGCGCTCACGGCGCGCCTGGCCGACAACCCGAAAGACAAAGGCATCAGGGAACAACGGCGCGGGCTTTACGCAGAACAACGCGAGCACATGGCGGCGTGGCGCCAGGAGCATAAGCCGCTGCTCCAGGAGTACGAGACGCGCCGCCTCACGGCGGTGAAAGCGGCCCTGCAACAAACCGATGCCTGGTGGCCCAATTACAATCGCGTCCGCACGAGCTATGACACCGGGCGCGCGGTGGCGCGCCAGAAAGGGCGGCTACTGCGTTTCCACGACGCCGAACGTGACGATGGAGTGCTCGCCATTCAAATACAGCGAAGTCCCAGCACTGTCAGTACGCGCATCCCCGATGAGGAAAGCCCGCGTGGCTACCGCGTCGTAAGCGATTACCTCGGCGCCTCTCCTGGCGAAGTGCACAACGGCAGTATTGCAATGTTCAGGCTGGGGCGCGTGGATGCCGCTGCATACGATCCGTCAGCGGCCCATTTGGGCGAGCGCTCGCGCCTGTGGAAGACTACGTGCGAGATGCAGATTGATAAGGCCGGGAACATGCTCACGCTGCCGGTATGGTTCCAGCGCCCGCTGCCGGCCGATGCGCGCATCAAGAGCGCACAGATTGTGTGGCGACGCCGGGGCGCCCGATTGCGCTGGAAATTGTGCATCACGCTCACGATGGCTGTCCCTCCCGTGCGCATGGGCCTCGTCGAATTCGACTGGCAAGAACAGCCGCAGCTCGCGGTGATGCGCATCGGGGATCGTGTGTGGCATCTGTCCGAGCGCTGGCACGCCCGCATGGATCATGTCGAGCGCATGCAACGGTGGCTCGATGAAGCTCTCGCGAGCGCACAGGAGCGCTGGAGCACTCATCCTGTGGCGGGGCCTCTCCTGCTTGCCTCTTCATGGCAGGACAGGATTTCCGGGCTTGCGGTGGCGCGTCCGCAGTTGCCGGAGGAAATAATCCTGTGGTGGGTCAATGCCAGGCGCCTGTGGCTCGGCATCCCCGGCGCTCGTGCCCATGCTCTCGGCGACCGTACAAATACGTATCGGCATTGGGGGCGCGAGGTCGCCAGCCTCTACCAGGCCATACAGCTTCCAGACCTGAATCTGGCGCAGATCGCACGTACAGAACGCGGCACACCGGGAAACAGCGTGCGCCATCGCGCAGCGCTGCATTTCCTGCGCGGAGACCTGATTCACCAGTGCTCTAAGGCCGGAGTGCCCGTGTATACTGCGAGCGGTGAGGTGATAAATGGCACCGTAGGTCAAAAATCAACAGCTTGGGCGCGCCGGAAGGGAGCAAAAAAGGAGCGCTCGCAACCGCCGGCTCAAGTCCCTGATTCTTCTGAGTCTTAGACCATGGCCCTTTCAATCCGTGTACTGCCGGAACATCGCAGTGACACCCGTGCTTCAGTTTGAAAGCCACCGCACCCGCTGCCTTTCAATCCGTGTACTGCCGGAACATCGCAGTGACGATACGACTACGGCGTTCTGACGTCGATTCTCAAGCTTTCAATCCGTGTACTGCCGGAACATCGCAGTGACCAGGCAGTTGCAGCGGCTCACGGGCACGACAAGCGCCTTTCAATCCGTGTACTGCCGGAACATCGCAGTGACATATCGAATTCGTGTTTCCATTGACCGAGCTTCCCGCCTTTCAATCCGTGTACTGCCGGAACATCGCAGTGACCCTTGTTCAGCAGCGAGTACGTATCGACGGCTGATCCATCTTTCAATCCGTGTACTGCCGGAACATCGCAGTGACGATCACATCTTCACTCCGATCTACGGACGGAGTCTGCTTTCAATCCGTGTACTGCCGGAACATCGCAGTGACGTGAATGGTACGCCGGAGAAGTGGCAACCCTGGTACTTTCAATCCGTGTACTGCCGGAACATCGCAGTGACACACTGCGGGCTCGTCGAACGTGAAGCGCACAAGCTCTTTCAATCCGAGTACTGCCGGAACATCGCAGTGACCCAACGATGCGCAGTCGGCATCCGTGTGCGAATACGTGCTTTCAATCCGCGTACTGCCGGAACATTGCAGTGACCCGACTCCGTCAACGTGTAGTAGCCGACGTTCTTCTTTCAATCCGAGTACTGCCGGAACATCGCAGTGACGGCGCTAGTGTGTGCGCTTCCCAGAGATCAAATCGCCTTTCAATCCGAGTACTGCCGGAACATCGCAGTGACGTGTCTCAACAACAGTTACCGCCGCCGGGCCATGAGCTTTCAATCCGTGTACTGCCGGAACATCGCAGTGACTGGGCATCACTGCCCCAGGGGAACATTCCGGGACAATAAGGGGAGCGTGCACGATTGCACGCCCCCTTTCTTTTTTACCCTTTCATGCTCTTGAACAGGTTCGCGGCGCTGTACGTCTCCGACATCGCCTTACCGCTTCCCATGAGCATCGGTGTGCCCACGTTGAAGCTGGGCTGATCGCCCTCATTCCACGATGCCAGCGCCTTCGGCTCAAACGAGCCCGCGACTTCCGCCCGCAGCATTGACGCGTGCTTGACCCGTGGGGCCTGTGCCTGCGCCACCGGCTCGGGCGTCACACAAAAGGGCTGACGAGTACCTGCGCGCGGGACAAATCCAAATCGCCAGGAAGCTTGCCGTTGCGCTGCGCATCGAGCAGCACCTTCAATGCAACCGCCTGACCATCTGCGCCTGTATCCCATTCGGGACCAAACAGCAGGCGATCACTCTTCCCTTCTTCCCGTTCCTTTTTCGTCGGCTGTTCCAGCACCGCAATTCCAAATAGTGGCATGTGTGCGTACTCCCTTAGCAGCGGGTGCGGTGGCTTTCAAACTGAAGCACGGCGACATACATGCGATGTGCGTCGTA